AAAACCCTCACATTTGTGGGGGTTTTATTTACTTTAGTATATTATACTTAGATATTTGTTATAATATGGGAAAAACTAAAGTAAATCTTAAAAGACATCTACTTAAAACTATTACATGGAGAATAATCGGAACAATAGATACCGTTGTTATTGGTTGGGTTGTTTCAGGTGACCCCCTAATTGGTTTAACTATCGGTTCATTTGAAATAATAACCAAAATGATACTCTATTTTATACATGAACGTGTGTGGTACAAAATTAATTTTGGTACTAAAAGGGTTACCAAATAGAAAAAACTCCGTAAACACGGATATTTATTAGTTATAAAGAAAGATTTAATGGATTGGATAAGAATATTAGAAGTATTAGTTACCTCGGTTAGCTCAATAATTGTAGCTTTAGTAGGTGCTGGTTTCTTTAGACAAATGAGAGACAAACAGGAGAAAAGTAGGTCTAAAGAGAAACTAATGGAACAAATCAAAAAAGACGAGATAGTACATCTCGCAATAAGAGACGTTAGACGAAGTTATAACGCCGATAGAGTATATATATGGCAATTTCATAATGGGGGTAGTTTTTATACGACCTCACCGATGCAAAAATTATCAATTACTTATGAAAGATGTTCCGATGGATTAGAACGAAAAGCCGAAAAAAATCAAAATCATTTAATAACTAGTTTTACAAGTTACATCAAAGACACTATGGATGGTAAAATGTACTTCCCTAATGTCGAGGATATGAATGATATAGGTTTAAGGTCATTAGCTTATTCAAGTGGAACAAGAGGTCACTGTGCCGTACCTATATATGATAAAGACAAGCATTTAGTCGCTATACTTTGTTTAGATTGGGTTTTTAGTGAAATACCTAAACAATATTTAAAGAAGGATGGTCAATTTACCCAAGATTTTATAGACGAATTTAGTACTGATGCTGACACATTAGACCCATACTTATAATATGTTTAATAAACATTTAAAACATTGTCTAAAATATCAAAAAGTTATATTAATCTTTTTGAGTTTATCATTATTATCTGTGGTAGACACTATAAAAGGTTATATAATAAGTGAATGTGGATACACAAAAGAATTCTGGATGGTAGAGTCAATTTCTTTACTATTATCTGTATTTTTACTATACTACTTATGGAACAATATCAATGATGGTTATTGTTACACTAAGAAAAAAGAAAGTAAAAATATAGATTAAACATGAAATTCACTTTAGACACTACAGAAAAAACAATTACAATAGAGGGTAATTTTACAAAAGTAGAGATGACCCAACTATTCGATATACTAGATATCGAAAATATAGAGGAGTATACAATTCAAACAAAATCTCCTGATTTTTGGTATCAAACCAACACGTATAATCCTGATATACAACTATACTCAACAAATAACACATTCGATAATAACTTAAAAGTCGTATATAAAAATATAGTAGACTCAATATAGTATAATTATATTTTAGTTTATATTTATTGTTATGGGTACTTCAATGGAAAAATTCTTAGATAAAACTAAATCAGACAATAAAATTGTAGATATGTATACTGACGTAAGAAAATGGTTACAGTCAGAAGGTCATACCACAATAACATCACAATCTATAAGTAAAGCTCCACACGATATATGGAGATTAATGGAAAATCTTAGAGGTGAAGTTTCAGTCTTAAGAGACACATTAAGAAGATACGGTATTTTAGAGTCTGACGATGTCTATGAGGAATGGTTGAAAAGTAGACTAAGTAAAATAGATAAACAGTACCCACTAATAGACGAAAGAAATGATTAATTTTATAAAAAACTTATTTAAACCTAAATTTGTCCCTCAGGATGAAATACAAGAGTTTCTTGTGAGTATTAATTTTAAACAATGTTCAGTAAATAAGAATGAATTAATAAAAGATAATAGTAACCATAAAATTATTTATAATATGGATAAGTTATCTGTTAGTATAACTAAAGATGGTGGTACTATTGTTTTAAAATCTTTCGGTAACATTACTAAAATTAAGAGATTTATATCTAAATACTCTATTTAAACACCAGTAAATTTTATTTTATTAACATCGTCTTTAAAGTAAAGTGGACTAATCTCACTAAAACTTTTAAGATATTCTATTCTAGACGAATCTTTTAAGTCCCAGTAAGGTCCGTGCTCATCTTCAAAGTCACCTATTAATTCATGGTCCACTTCAGAATCACTCTTAAGTAATATTACAGCCCCTTTATTTGAATCTAAGACCTCCGTTATTTTATGAGTATAATCCTGATGATTTAATTCGTTAAGTTTTTCTACCATATTAACGTCCCCAATAACCCATGTAGAACTACCGAAGTGAACTGATTCTTCATCTTCCTCAACCTCACCATCACTACAATCTGGACAACTATATGTCCCCATACCGTCACACTGAGTACACTCTATTTCACCTGACCCATTACACATACCACATTCATCATCTTCATCACTATCCCCATAAGGTTCACCCTCACCTGTACCTTCACATTCATGACACGTTTCTGAACCTGTATTTAAACACTCACGACAGTCTGCATCTCCAAGACCTGCACAATTTTCACATGAGATATCTCTAGCAAATAATTCATCCACATCACTCAGAGATAACATATATACTTCGTTCTCACTTCTCCATATTGCCGTTTCAATATCGTCACCCTTAAACATAAAGAATATGATAAAAGATAATTTTACGATTTCTTTATTTGATAATGTAGTTTTTACTAATCTTTTTGTTGGCGGTAAGGACATGATTTGTCTTAATATATAACTCGCTCCAGGTGTTTCCTTAAATTTATTATTTGAAACTACCTTCTCGATATAAGTTTTAATTATTTTTGCTAGTTGAGCTAAATCCATTGTATTACGTTTTAATATAAATATTCAGATATTTATTTAAAAATACAAGATATGTCAAGCGTTTCAAGAATTAAGAACCTTATGAGAATAACAGAGCAACAAAAAATTGTGGCACCTTCGGTTAACATAGATGCGTTAATTACTATGTTATTATTTATAAAGGATAAAAATCCTGAAGTAATTGAGGATATAGAAGACTTTGAGGATGTTGATTTTTCTGAATTTACTGGAGTAAGTCTAAGTAATTACATTAGTAAAAATTTACCTTTATTTGGTTTACCTAAATTTGATGGAGCAATTGAAGATTTTTATGGGAATTTTATATTAAATAATATTACGTTAATTCGTAATGGTGAAACTGACAAAACTAAGTATACCATACCAACTCTTAAAAAATTTGAAGTATTAGGTGAAGAAAGGTATAGTGGTAGAAAAGGTGATTATTATAAATTATTCCTTGAAGGTTACTCAGAAGAGTTTATCACTAGACAAATTGAAACAGGAGAAATTGATGTATCAATGGGGGAATTCATTGAAGAAGAATGGGGTGATACATGGGATACTGAAAGGTTTGTAGATGATATTAAAGAAGTACCTATGAATACCGACACCTCATATAAGACTCCGTCAAATAATTCATTAAAAGAAGATGTAGAGATTCAACCTGAAATTAAATCGGAAGACTTCATGGATTTCGTTAACGGTGAATACGATATTGAAACATTAGAATTAATGCAGTCAGTAATATCGGGTAGAGTTCGTAAACTAAAAAGTTTAATCGATATCGCCAATCGAAAAGAAATCAAAGGTTATAGAAAATAAAAAGGGAGATGGTAGCGAAACCTCTCCCCTTAATCGCTCATAACTATAAGCGGTCCTAAACTCCTACAACAACAGATTACCTGTCATACGGAGCCATATGTTTACTCTCTTCAGAGTCATTACCTTTAAACTTACATGTACAGTTTTCACACGTACATCCTTCATTTAGACATTTTTCTTTTTTACAAGTACAATTTTCACAAGCCATAATTTTATTTTTTTACGTTTAGAAATTTTTCAACTTCTTTATTATTAGGGATACCCATTTCACGATTACATTCACAACAATACACTCTCATGTTGTTGGTCCCATCTTTAAATTTAACACGAGTCTCTTTATGAGTACACTTTTCTTGTATACTCGTCATTTCAGTCTCTAAATGTTTAATTTGTTTTTCAATGTTATTAATTTTTTCTGCATTTCCCATTCTTCCTATTTAAATTATTTATGGAATACTATTTAAAATCAAATATAATACTTATATTTTGTTTTTCAAAATAGTTGTCAATCTTTTTTTTAAAATCAGGTAAAGCTCTTAAAAACTCTATCAGATTCATAAACTTTTGATTAACCTCCCCCTCACTACTCATGTGAGATAATATCAAATTCTCTAAAGAACTGGCTTTTAATGGTAACATATTTTCTTTAATATTCAACTGTTCTTTCAATTCATCAGGTAACTCAAATGAAAGGGTATGTGAATGGTCACTTGAATCACTTAGAGGTATCACCTCGAAGTCAAAAAGACCACTTGGTCTCTTAGGTCCAAGCATAACGAAAAAGTCTCTCAATAGTTCTAATGCAACTTTGTTACTCATGTTAATAAATATTAGTACTTTGGTTAAATATAGTTTTTATAACTATTTATGAATATGAGTATCGACACACAATATGGAATGTTATTTAAGTTTATGAACCAATCTAGGTCTAAATATATGGGATTAGATTTAACTTATGACTTCGAACTTTTACCTGAAAATAGAATTTCTGTAGATATCTTCGCTGAAGGTAATTTTGATTTACCCATTAGAACTAAACAAATGTTTCGTAATATGTTTATGGAATTCTTTTTAAAAGATTCCAAATATTTTAACATACCGAGAAGTACTGTTGGGTTACTTGATTTCAATAATATATTATTAAACGGTGAGAGACTTGGAGATAGAATAACAATGGATGATAACTTTAAAAAAGACTTAGTCAATGTTGAATCTAAATTAAAAAAATACTACTCAATTGATATTGCCGATTATCCACAGGGGTCATTTAGATTAGAGTCCTTCGATAATGATTTAAAAACCTATATTGAAATATTGGATGAAGATTCATTAATGTATACTGTTGATATTAAAGACTCTCAAAAAATAACACTAAATGGTAATGAGTTTAATCGAAATACTATAGTGGACTTTTTAGACTCAGTAGATATAGGTTCACCAGATACTGACCCCGATTCAATATTTGAATCTATTTCAAATGCAGTTTGGGAAAACTCTGTTGAAGGGGATGGTACTTCTTTGGAATTATTTTGGGATAAATTAATGTCAAATGGTATGAACTACCAAAATTACTTTATGGAAAATGTGGGGATGTTGTCTGTTGTTAATTTAAATAGTTATGATGGTATGTTTAACGATAATATACATAACTATAATACTGAATCACAATCAGAGGTTCTATCAATATTTGTTGGTTGGTTAGAAACTAATAAGGGTAAGTATAAACTTTAAGAAATCTTTTTCCAAACACTACTATTCTCTGAACCAATGAAAGTATCTAAATCTTCATCGTAATTTAGTATTGTCTCACCTCTATGATTAATGAGATTAAAATCAACATAAGGTACGTCCCCTAATGACAAACCCATTAACCTAAGGAATTTTTGTGAAATATATGGAAATATAACATTTTTAATAAATTCATACCCATTAAATTCTAAGAAACTATCGGCCTCAAGTTCAGGACGTAATTTATATACCTTTTTTAATTCTGGCATACTATCAGATATTTCATAAAAACCTTCTGTATTTAAAATCACATTAATAACTAGAGTACCCGGTTGTATCATTTCATAACCACCGTATTTAATTGGCTCTTTAGAAGGTACAAAGTCTAACTCGATATCCTTTATTTTACCATCTAATACCTCATGGTCCATAACCATATTAGAATATTTAGCAATATCATCATACGACTTAGGCATTATCTTATTAAACATGTTATTCATTAAATTAAAATCCATACATATAAATATATGTGACCACCTTATGTTTCAAGACTTTCTTAAAATAGTGTTATTAATACGGGACGAAGGACCCGTTAAAAAAAATTTTTTAGAACAAAAGGACCGACCGAAGGTCGAGAAAAACGGTCCGAAATATCCGATACCGGCATATGAATGATTAATTAAGTATATTAAATCATTATATTCACACCATCTAAAGGTATTTCCAAAGAGTTTATTCCGACAGATACCTAAAAAAAACCCTCTTTTCATCGGTGAAATCCCCATTTAGTTATACTTTTAGGTGATTTTATTCACTAATGGTCATAACCCCCTCCCTTACTGTCGGAATCCCCCATTTAGAAATAGTTATAAGGCACCATCCCTATATTACTGTTAATGGTGTTCTAAGTGGTGTTTTGTAGGACGTTTCGTAGATGAAACCGTGTTTTTAGGTGATTTGGTTATAAGAGGGTGGGTTTATATGAGTCTTTAACCACACTACACTTTGGTTTTCTTCTCCTTACGGAGAATTATAGGTAGTGTATTTTATAATAGACTGTTTCTCCACCCTGTTCTATAGGGATTATATGTTTACCCATATAGATACCCCCCTTTCTTATCCTTTATATGTATATCCGTATAATACCCCTTTCTTTTACTGTGTGTATATAAAGGGTGGGTATTATCTTATGGACTCTATAAAGGAGAATGTCTTATATAATACGTTGAGGAAACTTTGGAGTTATAACCTTGAGGTTTATAATAGAAAGTTTTATAGAGACCCGCCGCCTGAGAAATGTAGAGACAAAAAAATTATAGTTTTATTTCCTCCCCGTTAGAATCATACTCCCTTAATACGGTTTTATAGTTCCCTTTAAACTTATTACCTTTAATTAGAACTTCTTTAATGAAGTCTTCGGCTTCAAGTACACCACCTTTAAAGTGTAGGGGGAATTTCTTTAGATTCTTAATACCTATGGAATCGTGTGTGACATATGTCCACCATTTAAAGAATAGAAATGATTTTTGTTGTTGTACAAAGAAACATACATCGAAGGATATCCCCTTACCGTTATAGAACTCTTCTCGAATTACTCTGTACTTACTCATATAGTTATCTTTAAGTGTTCGACAAATATAGGATATAAAATTTACTTATACAAATGAATTCTTAACCATGTTCTCATAATGTGTTACGGTTTTACCGTCATTAGATACTTTATAGTTTTTGTTTGGGAATACTGCGATGTTTTTACCGTTAGAATATAATATGTAATCTATCTCTTTTTTTCTTTGGTACCAGTCTCTCATACCATATGTTTGAACTCTTACTCCTCCGTTCTTTAACCTCTCCATCTTGGACGCTGGTTTGGTTTGATACCCTTTACCATTAACTTTAAAGTCTACACCACTCACACGGTCCTCTATGGACCCTAAACAGTATTGTGATATATCTTCATCAGTTAGTGTTGGGTTCTCTCTCTTAACGATGTCTATGACCTCGGCCTCTGTCTTCCATCCTCTTTCGAATGACTGTAGGTTTCTTTTTACTAACGATTGTAGTATTGGGCTATCTTTTCCGAATATCTCTTCTTTGTTTTCTTTTAGATAATCTTTAAACCCTTCTAAAGTTACCTCATCGTTTTCATCTTGGTATTTCTCTACTAATATTCTTATCACACCTGGATTGGTATCGAAGAAGTTTAGTATTGACCATCTCTCACCTTCCATCGCTGGAAAGATATCTATTACACCTTCTAAGGTTTGACAATCAGGTTCAGAAATTTTTCCCCAATTATTTGGGTACACGTCTTTTAATATATCTAATATTAGTTGAGGTATTCCTGAGGCCTTTGTTTTCAGTGTATTAACTGATAAGTTTTCTGACTTTCTTTTATCAGACTTAACTAATAACGTTTCTAAAAATTTTGGATATAATTGTCTAAGGTCATTAACACTAACCCACATTTTATCACCTTTAACTCTAATGTCTTCGGAATCGAAACTTAAATCTTCACCCGTTTTTTTATTGGTAAGTATAACATTAGTGGAATTGGCTATTTCAGAAGGACTTTTACTTAAGTCGTTAAAATAAACATTAATTGGTTTATCATATTTAGACCATACATTTGCCCTGCCGAATTCTATTTTTGCGATATCGGAAGAAACGTCTTGTGAATACATTTCCACAACATTTTCTTTTAATAAATTAACAAGTTTAATATCTTTCATATTATATAAATATCTACGGTATTCTTATTGACAGGTGAAATTTTCCCCATCATAGGATATAGAAAGTGGTGACCTGTCAAAAAGGTCGGACATTATGTCATATAAGTCATCACAAGAAAAATATTCTCTTTCTTCAATAGTATCTGTAGATTGACGGTCTCCGTCCCTTAAGGGTGGTTGACCAACATACTCAACTCTCATATATGGATTATCTGTTTCCCCTTTATATAAATAGTAACCTATATCCGCCTCTCTAATACTGTCATAACTAAGTCCTTCATATTGAGACTGAAGATATAAAATTAATTTATTTTCCAACCTATCTATTTCATTATCGACTAATTCGTCATTTACATATGTAAACATTGGCTCATCCATATAATCCTGTAAGTTAACATATCGTAAGGCCCTTCCAATATGGTCACCTATTTCATATATGTATTCTCCATATTTTTTATCATATGTAGGTGATGGTTCAAATGTTTTATCAACATCAATATCAACATCAAATTCAAAATAAAATGGGATAGTATCTGAAGCTGTGTTCTGCCAATTAGCTCTATTTTTACGTATCATCATTGAATACTCAATACCTCCAAATTTACTAAACACTAACGCATCAAGAACTTTTACGGCCATTTTACCTTTTTCTTGTGCCTCAACCTTTAATTCACTATCTAAACTATTTTCTAACTCCATTTAATATAAATAGTTATATTTATAGTTATGGATAAAGATATAGATAAAATAGTTGAAATAGGTAAAGTACTTTTAAATACACCAACATTAAGGTCAATATATAAAGATAAATTTGAGATTAACTCTATTGATTTTGAATTTGTAGAAAAAACATCTAATAGTCAATTTACGGCACAATACGAACACTATATTTTTAAGGTAACATTATACACAGATATTTCACTTAATTTTGATGAAGGGATTAGAAGTGGTGAAATCGAAGGTTATGATGAAATAGAAAATGAAATATGGGAATACGGTATTGACCCATTTTATTTGGCGGATGTTATAATACCTGAGCAAATACTAAATATTATTTTACCTAAGGGTAAGAATGGACCTAAAGTGGCCATTGAATTATCTATAATTGGAGATGAAGGTCAAGTTATTTGGAATGACCATATGTTTGGTAGACCCGCTAGTTCTCAATTTCACTAACTAAAGTTATCGGTTAACCTTTCTTTATCTAAATCAGTTAAAGAACCCCACCACTCATCATCATCAACTCTAGCTATATTCCACATTTCAGTTTTATCGATTAACCCATTAAACATCAAAGGAAAACTATCTCCGGTTAACTTATCGACAACTGAACCATTATTTAGTTCTATCCACGCGTCAGGATTTGCCTTAAAATCATTCGCATCCCTATCTAAACTTCTACCCCATTTATCTTCGAAAGATTGTAAAGTTCTAAATGTGTTTTCGCCAGGTTTCCACTCAGGACCAACAAGTTGTATTGCTATTTGATTTGGTGATATATATTTAGTTAGATTTTCTAAATTAAATTGTAAGTCCATAGGTTGAGCGTACTTACCGTATCTAAATAGTGGTTCAATCTTCACATCAAATATTTCAGGAAGTATCTCTTTAGCCCTAACAATAGCAGTATAATTTTCAGTGTCACCAAAATTAAAGTCCGTAACTTCTTCGCCAGTTTTCTCATCGATAATACTAACCACTTCATATTCACTATCGAACCCATAATAGTTCATAGCTAAATTACGACCCACAGTATTGAGTAATTTTTCAAGACTCCACTTAAGTTTATTATCCTCCATAAAGATTTTTACTTATTTTTCTTTTCGGAACTTTGCATCATTTGTTGTAATGCCTCGATATCTCTCTTAAGTTCGTCATCTCTTTCTTGAGAATCTGCTTTATCTTCTATATCTCTCTCTAAATTACCTATGTCTTTTTTATTCTTTTCAGAATAATCTAAACCTGTTCCATATGCTTTTTGATGTGACCCTGCAGTATCTAAACCTTTTTCTAATCTCATTACTCTTTTATGTAATTCTTTAATGGCGTTTCCAACATCACTCATTGACTCTAAATCCTTTAAAACTATTACATCCGATAGATATTCAGGTAAATCATAATCGACAACATCTGAAGTGTTACCATATAATCCTTGCTCTTTAATTACGTCTTTGATAACTGTCTTTAGTTGTGATTCAGTTATCACATATTTTTTTTCTGTTTTCATTACTTAAATATTGATTTAAATTTATTTCTTTATTATAAATATCATAGTTAATTCAAATATTTTTTGTATCTTTGTAATATGAAAAGAAAACTAATAACCATATTACTCAGTATACTAATGTTGAATGCTGAATATATGGTTAAGAATAATGAGTTATGTCATACCGAAGATAGTGAAACACCTAGTTTTTGGAATCGATTAATGTTATTCCAAGATAACAGTTATATTGTTGGTAATGAAAATGTTTCCACCGTGTCAATAAATGGTATTGAAGACTCTATAGATAAAATTGCGGATAAAATAGTGTACTCATGGAAAACATCTAAAGGTCACAATCGTGCAATGTTAAATAAAGGTTCGACAGTAGGTGCTATAAGTTGTGGTGATGGTATTAAAATAAAAGATAACTATACCTTTAAAATAAAATACTCTACTTTTGTACTTTGGAATAATCTACTTTAGTAATTAAACCTCTTTAATGGTAATACACGGGTTAAATGTACCCATTGATTTTGAAACTCCAGGTTTAACATCTCCTGACCCTTTACCAAATGGTTCTTTAGGTCCATATACGATTCTCTTCGTAGTTTCACCACTTACTTCTTCATCAATATAAGCACATACCATAGGTGCCTCTCCGTGATATGTCCCACCTGGTCGTTGTGAAGACCTAGGTCTTAATAAGGTACCTTCAGTTCCTTTAATAGTCATATACACCTTTCCGTTTTTACTTTTAGATACTATCTTTGCTAACTGTTCTTTACTCACTGAAATCAAACTATAAACTGTATCGCCTTCTTGTTCAGGTGCCCTACGTTCGACATTTTCTTGATTTAAACCAATCATCGCCCCTTTCTCATTTCTTCGCTCACCATTATTCATGTTTGAAATACCCACAGGTATTCCATTACAAGAAACTGTAAATGTTGCGTAATCACATTTATGGTTAGTACTACTTCTTTTCATTGTAATACCCGTATCCATGGCACTCATATCTTGTTTGAAATATCCAACAATAATTTTAAGTCCTGTGGCACATTCAGTTAATCTAACAATATCGTCTCTATCTAATGGTTTTTGCTCTAATTTTATAAAACCGTTAACAATAACATATTGTCCGGGGCCTTTATACTTATTTGAATCTCTTTTCTCATCAGTACAACCACCCGTATCAGTAATACGGTATTCTGTTTTCTTTGGAGCCTTCAAATCTTTACCAACACCAAAACCTAAACTTTTACCGTTTTTATTAATATATGAGACCATATTCCCCCATCTACTATCGGCATAACCTTTATTTTTATTCCAATTACTATCCCCTTCTTTTGGTAGATTCACATATAGTTCTGAAGATAATTTTGACGATTCTATCGGTTTACCACGATAATGAGTAGGTTGTAAAGGTCCGTTAAGGTAATTACTTGCAGACCCAATAACGTTATCAACTCTAACAAGTACTAAATCATATTTGGCATTTAATTGTTTACTCGACAATTCATCCTCAACCTGTTGTTTTAGTTGTAATAGTGCGTCTTGATAAACTTCATCACTTGAACCTGCCGTTGGGAAATAAGCTCTTAAATGAAATTTGACTACCGCTGGTACATCACCACCTGTACCAAATTTTCCGTTTTCGTCTTTATATCTTATCTCGGTCTTTATAAATGGGGGTTTAATTTCATTAGTGCCCGTACATTTATTTGATTCGGCCTGTTCTGAAATTACCTTTTTTACGATATTTTCAATATCTATTTCTGTTAATTTTATTATCTTTCCCATTACTTTTTTATTTCATTTGTATTATGTATAGTGACATTACCATAAACATCCTCCACTTCAAATTTATCTGAAACTTCTTCAATGTTAATAACTTCTATTTCTCTAATATCTTTCTCTTCGTTTATATTAGTCTTGTTTTGACTCATTTTCTGATTTTTTAGCGAACGCTTTAACTGTTGATACACCTAACATAGTCGCCGAAAATATTAACATAGAGTTAAATAAATCCTCATTTATTGTGAACCAATGAAAACCGTCACCAATAAAGGCAATACATACTAAAACACCTGAAATAATTCCTAGTGTCTTTTTAGATGAGTATTTATTGTCTTTTTTATCTTCTGTAAAAATATCTTGTATAAATTTCATAACTTATAGTGTTTTACTATAAATATCCGTTTTTTCATTTAAATTCTTACTTCCAAAATAATTGTATACCTATTAGACTACACGCTAAGAATAAAGAAATGATAGTTTTAGTAGTAATACCTTCACCTAAGAAATACCAAGTTAAAAAAGTAAAAGAAATAATACCTGAACCAAAGGCGATGAACCTACCTGGCCATAACAGTCCGTCAAAGTGTTCAACCATGAATCTTGTAGCGTAAATTAACACATAACTTATACTTGAACCCATAAAAATTGAAATTAAGAGTGGGTTTTTCTTAAACCAAGGCCAAACAAACTGACCGTTGGTCTGAAACCATATTGCCGCTTGTCCAATAAAGAAAAGAATGAAACCTATTAATAATTTATTCATAATTTTTAATTTTATGAGTAAAATAGGTGTTTTTAGGGTAAATTAAAGGTTCTATTTAGTTAATGTTGGTAATTTGCTTACAGCTATGTCTGAATATCGGTCAATTAACCTTTCTATTTCAGAATAATCCCTAAATCCACTTTCAATATTATTACCTAACCCGTATTTTTTACGAATATACTTAAGTGCCTTGTAAATTTTAGGAAATGTACAACTATCATCATAGGCATCAAAAATATATGTTGTCATCTCATCTTTAATAAATTTTATAGGGTCCTGATGGTCATCTACCTGTTCAAGAATTTCAATTATTGTTTGGTCCATCCAATCTTTGGGTACATCCCAATCTGAATTATAATCATATTTAAATTTCATAGTAGGTTTACCCCCATAACCACCGTATTCTATGGTTACTGGATAGTTTTCAAGATTCCAATCTATCAAATCAATCTTTATATCACATTTTTCTCCATTATATTCATGATATTTGTGTTCCGAATCTAAAATTTCTTGAACTTCCTTCATCATATGTTGTTTCATATCACTAATTCCGTAATATTTACCTAAAATATCCAAATATTCTTCCATATTTTGAAATTTCCACCCAAAAAATAAACTATCTTTTATTCTTGGGGTCTCTGTTCGTCCCCAAAATTTCATTAAAACATTAATCTTATCTTTATAATCCATATCTTAGTCTCTATATGTTGATGTTTCATAATTTACACCTTTTACCCACCCATAATCAGATAAAATATCTTCAATCTTTTGTTCAAAAATATATGTATCTAACCTATTCCAACCTTGAGTACACTCAGACCTATAACGTGGATGTATTTGAACTTCTATGTCTTCTAATTTTTTTCTATATCTAAATACGATAGAATGAACACACGATTTACCTCTAGGTAGATTTTTTATTTCAGGTTTAATCTTCTTGTTAACTACATTTTTAACATAACTATCAAAATCTTCAAATAAAACATATGTGGTTTTAACACTTACAGACTTTTGTCTTGCATCATAATTACTACTATTCGCATTAACTAATCTGTTCCATATTCTACTTACAAAATCTCTAGTATTCTTGGCTTTTTTTATATTATCACCAGATTCCAATAACTTTTCAAGATTTATTATTGGTTGTACATATAAATCCCCCCATCTAATTTCCTTAAAATTTAATTTTAACCAATCGGGGTACATTTTAGGGTTACCTTTTTTATGTATTTCTAAAAATTTTTCTAATGTTGGTAATAATTCAGTCGCCCTTTCTTCTTTTTGTTTAGCCTTTATTTTGTATACAACAGAATTAACGTGATTTTTTAAATTTCTAAGATAAATTGCTGATGTTCTTGGTATTTTCTTATCATTATATTGATTTTTACGTCCTTTATAATAGGTGAACAATTCTGTACGGTCATCCTCATCATATTCTCTAATAAGAGTTAACGCAGACGCGATAACTAATTCATCATAAATTTTTACTATTTCATCTAAACTTAAATCTTCAATAGTATTGATATTAAATGATAAGTTATCAATATTAACAATAGGGTCATTCTCAATACCCGTTAAAGGGTGGTCGTATTCAAAATCACGAGTACTCAATTGAGGGTGGTCCTCATATGGTACCGCATAACCACTTAAACTATCTATTAACTTATCGTATATTGACATCATACTTATAAATATTAGTAGTAAGTAAAAAAAAAATACAATAACTTTTTTAAATCGTTTTTATTTACTACTTTTATAAAAAGAAATTATATGTTAAAAAAAATAAGAGTGTTTTTGAATTACCTAAAATGGTTAGAGGAAAAAAGAATCGAAGCCGCAATTAAAACAGGTAGCCCGGGGGCTTTAATGTAAATCTAAAAGTAAAAAAGATGAAAGAAATAATAAGAAAGGTTAAATCAATGTTTGTAAAAACACCAACCAAACCATTTATATGGCACCCTGAAGATTGGGAAGCAGCTAAAAAGTACGCGAAGAGTCAACCCCACCCTGAAAATGATAAAGAATCATTGTGGGAATATGCCCAAAAATCACCATTAGATGATAGTTCTTATGTCTTATCAAGAATTAATGAATATTTAGAAAAATTAAAAAACCAAAACAAAGATGAGTAAAATAGAAGATTTAGTTTATAGTGCACATGATTTAAATAAACGTAAAGAATTATTTAAAAATGTTTCCTTGATTAAAAGTGAAAAACCTAATATGTTATTAGAAGATGTTTATGAATTGGCGTATCAAAAAACTATTAAAGAAAATAACACCAAAGAGAGATGACTGAAAAAGACTTAATTAGCTTAGATTTTACTCACAATGATGAAACAGCTGAGAATAGTGGAGCACCAAATGACTTTCACTACTACACATATGACATAGGTAGTTTCAGTTTAATCTCTCCATCAAGTGACGAGGTTGAGGAAGATGGGTGGTATGTTGAGGTATTTGAAACTCCGGAGATTAGATTTACTAATCCTACAGAGTTGAGTATTCTATTGACGTTACTAACGAACAATTATACAGAAAGATGAAAGAAGAAAGAATTTATACAATAATTAATATTCTTACAGTGATTGGATTTTTTACTCTAATGATACTCGGCTCAAAATGACAGAAGAGCAAATTGATAGAATTATAGAAATGGCTTGGGAGGATAGGACCCCTTTTGAGGCAATAGAATTCCAATTCGGTATCAAAGAAAATGAGGTTCGTAAGATAATGAGGAAAGAACTTAAAGAATCTTCATTTAAAATGTGGAGAGAACGAGTTAAAGGTAGAAAAACTAAACACTCCAAAAACAGTGATAGTGTTAGATTTAAAAGTAAGAACCAAAGAGCAAATAATTAAAAATTATGATTAAAAAGAAATACAAAAAAGAGGATAGAGAACTACTCGACTCAATTAAAGAACTAAACAGAACTGCGGTTGTTTTAGAAATTAAATTGGTGGGGACATCAAAAGTTAAAGATAATTTAATTTATGAATGTACTTATCTTGATGGTAAAACAGAAAAGACGGTTTCAATCATCGCACAGGATGTAACTCAAGCGTTGGCTAAATTAGAACAATTTACTAATTCAGGAATCCCTCAATCAGTATTAAAATATATGTTAGGAAGTGAAAGATACACATAATAAAATATTAGTTAAAGTAATAAGGTGGGGGTTAAGACTACACTCCATATTTCATGTAGTTGAGTTTTTCTCCGCACTTTATGAAACCGCATACCTCACTGCAGTTATCGCATTTATCGCAACCATAATTGAAATTTTAGCTAGTATATATCTACCTAAGGAGCACGTACACTTTAAAGGTGTAATTAATGAAGTTCACGAAAATTGTGAAGAAGATGAAAACGAATGGGACGAAGAACATGCATTAGATATGGTACTTAATGATATGATTAAAGATATTGATGAGGATGAATTAGATATACCAAATAAGCGTATTCTAACATATAGAAGGAGAGATGTCGGTGAAAATTCAAAAACTGATTAAATAAAAAAAACCCAACATTTGTTGGGTTTTTTTATTCTACTTTTTCTTTATTATTTTACTGATGAGGTATTCACCTAAATGCCAACCTATACTTCCTCCGAGTGTAAGACCGAAACCTCCGATAAACACTCCAATAAATAATTCTATTAAAAACATAATTATCTGATTTGTACTTTTTGAAATAATCCTTCCATTATTTCTTCAATTGCTCCCATAACATTATATTGGTCATCACCCCAATTATGTTTATGATTTTCAATTATCTTATCCATACTTTTTCTTATGTCCATTTCTAATACTTGCCACTTATCTTTTGGTAGTTCTTCTTCCCACCAATTTTCAGACAAGTTTACTTTTTTAGTGGACACACTTTCATGTAACCCTAAGATTCTATTTTTTTCAGATTCATTTATGTTAAATAAATCTTTCATATTTACTCCTCGTCTTGATTAAGGTCCATATTCTGAAGTTCACCTTTAATATCTCTTTTGTATAAGTTAGAAATATCTCTAAGTTTTTGGATGTAACCACCGAAGTTGTCAGCAACTAACTCATCACGTTCTAGTCCACGTACAAAGTCGTTTATCTTTTTTACAAAATCATCGTTATATGAAAGTACGCGAGCTCTTGCACTTCTTTGGTCATTTGCTTCATTCTTCTCATCACGTTCTTTTCTTCGAGCTTCTCTTTTCTCCTCACGTTCTTTTCTTCGAGCATCTCTTCTATCTTGACGTTCAGATTTTCTTACACCTCTGTTTGCCCCGATACCTTTAAGAGCCGCTTTCAACCTGTTTTGTTCATCTAATTCAGATTCAGATTCACTAATTAAAGTTGGAACTTCACCTAACTTCTTATTTACCATATTAGAGAAATTCTCTACGGTTATCTTTTTACCGCCAGCGTGTTGTTCACGAATAGAGTTCATCTCTTCTTGGCTCATGTCATTTAATAAATGTTTCATAGTCTAATTGTTTTATTTATAAATATCGGTTAAATGGAAAAACCTACCTCTGTATTGAATCTATATTACTTATAATAAGACTGTCAGGAATAATAAGCGGTTTAATCTCAACATGACGCTCTTCACCACCTACAGGTTTTTTTGTATAACAGTAAACCGCTACACCTTCAATATCATAATAAAAATATTGTTTAGTATTTTTATTTAAAAATGCCCGATAGATACCATTGTTTTCATCAACGTATATAACTTGACCTGATTCCGTATCACTTCTTAATCCAATTGAAAAGCTTTTTTTCTTATTTGTTCGGTCTTGCTCATATTGGTCAATGTGTTTATCCATTCTATCTAAGGATTCATTTATTTGTTCGTACTGTTGGACAAGGTCATTTAAATCATTAGCATAATTAATAACAGGACCAACATAATTGATTAGTGTAATAGTTGCACCAATTGCGGTGACCGCAAAAATTACTTTACTAAATTTATCTTTGAATACATTGAACTCCATTTCTATAAATATCTTATAAAAATAAAACCCCCATATTTCTATGAGGGTATTTTTGTTATTTTAGATGTGAACCATCACAATAACCGTTAGGGTCTGTTGTGTTCCCACATCCACATTGGGGTCTGTCTGTCGTTTTCATATTTAAAGGTCCCATACGGACTTACGTTTTCTTTTTTTTATGATAAGACGAATAAAAAATATTAACTTTTTAATCATTATCTACTTAGTTCTTCAACTCGACTCATAATATAAGCCTTTTTACGTTCAAGGAATTCAACCTTTTGAGTATCTTCGGCATTTAAATCGAATTTATTCATTTTAATCTGATTAATCTGATTTTCCAATCTATGATATTCAGATAAGAACTCATCATATCTCGCAGCTTTATTTTCTTGATTCATAATTTAATTTTTTAATAATATAATATTATTAATTAATTAGTACAGAGCTAATACGAAAACAACCGTCATGATTATAACGTATAGTATGTTGGATATGTCTATTTTTTTATTTTTCATTCCGATAAATAGAACCTATTATCTGAAGAGCATAAAAAATCCCTCTGAATTAGAGGGATTTAATAATAATATAATAATTTGTTAATAATTAATTTCCTTTACACTGCAACTTTAGTACATCCTGTGTCAATACATCTTTGTATTTTATCAGTTCTTTTCTTTCGTACACCCACACCAGGCATTTCATTGATGTATTTAGGACATTCTTTACAGTCGATATCATTCACGGGTGTTCTATCTAATGGTTTTTTATCTAACATTTGACCTTTACACATTCCGTCAGGTATACATATACCTAAACAGTTAGCCAATCCACATGCGTCATTCTTATGTTTCTCAAAACATGATATTGATTTCTTACAACCAACTGTAACCTTATCAGTGGGTGCCAAATTTTTTGTTTCGTCCGCACCTACACCAGGTTTGTTCTTAATTGGTTCTTTTTTCTTACAACTACATTTTATAGGTTTTAAACATGAACCTGCACCTTCCATTAATTTAGCTAATGTTTTTGGTCCAACAAGACCATCCATAGTTATACTAACTGATTTTTGGAATGCACGAACAGCTTTAGCCGTTTCAGTGTTAAATTTACCGTCACATTTTGTATGGTCCTTATCACACCCAACTTTCATTCCTCCACCGAAATTCTCTTTATTAAATCCACATTTAGCCAATGCGTTTTGTATAAGTTTTACATCCTCACCGGCATTACCTTTACCTAATACTTTCGTTTTACACTGTATAGGACAAAGTGGGCTTTGAGACGATTGTTCATTAAGAACACGTTTAATGATGTTCTCCAAATCTGATTCCGTTAATTTTATTTTCTTTTTCATAATATTGTTTTTATTTCTTAGTTAGCGTTATATCAGCCAAAATACCTTTAACCTCTATTTTATTTTTATTATTTTTTATAGAATTAGTGATATAGGTTAATTTTTTATAGGGTAATTCATTGGTTTTACCTGTATTATCTGTCATGTAATATTTCCCATCTTTTTTATAAATATATTTAACTCCCACAGGTCCATCATAAAGTGGGGTATCAACCGTAACTGAATATTTATTTGTAATGTCTTTGTACTTAGTAAGAATTGGACCACCATGTGTAGAGTTAGCCGAGGATAGAGTTACACCATGTAATGTTATCGATTCATTGATAGTACCAACATACTCTTTTAATATCTTACTAATTAATTCTTTCATAACTTATTTATAAATATATTTAAATACCGTTTAAGTTCTCAGTTTTATAAACTATTGATTCGTGGTCAATAAACCCTAACCCTTTTGGTGTTGGGAATTTATTAATCGGGGTAGCAACACAAAATAGTGGATTTAAAGTTACCGTGACTGGCTGATATTTTCTTAAAACTATCATCGACTTTCCTCCTCCATTCTTTTTCGTTACCGGTGCAACTAATATTAAATAATCAATATTATTTTCCATAATATATACACCGTTACGAGAATAAACTCGGATACCACCTTTTTTCTTACTATTAAGAATCTCAGGATTGATTTTATCACAACTGGTCTCTTCGACAGAGTTTAAAGAATTTACCGTTTTTATTTGTATCTTATAAACCTTACCATCTTTAGACATAATAGCGTCGACACCAAGTTTAGTATCAATAGGACTACCTTCCGATGCCATGTAATTTAATTCATAACCGAACTTCTCCATTTCACTCACAGCGAATATTTCATTTTCAGTTCCCGTTGAGGTGTTCTTTCTATTATTTAAAACATAATCATCAAACCTACCTTCCAAATATTTTGTATAGTAATAGTCAGGGTTGGATAACATTTTATTAGATAACTCTAACATAAATGAACCATTACCATCATTTAGGTCATTAAGACGTTTACAAATACATTCACCCTCACCAATTAAAATATCACTAATCAATACAGATAAATCACTATAATTAGTATTTAATTTATTTATCGGGACCCAATCATTATTATCATCATACACCATTTTAATATTCATAAGACTATCAACTTTCTTATCAGAATAATTAAAGTAGGTTTTTAATACATCAGCATCTTTTTTAAACTGTTCAGATTCGGGGTCGAGTACTTTCCTAACATCTTTCAACATTAAGTCTATAGGCTTTTGAAATGTATTACGAGTTCGAGGGGTGTTTAATTTCTTCTTAAAGTTATCGATACAACTTTGTTTTAAACAATTCTCTTTGAACTGACTATTTGTGATTATTACATCCATAATTTATAAATAGGTTAATTGTTTCATAATTTATTTTGATTAATATATTCACTTGTTTTAACACGAGTCAGGGATGAATCAATGGTAATGTCACTATTAATGGTAATTGAAGTAAAAGGAAAAGGAACATATGACCATAAACTATAAATCTTCTCCTCCATCTTTATAATAGAAGAATGTTCACCACCCATCTCCTTCCAAACGTTGTAGTTAATTAAAATATCCAAAACGACCATATGACATTGTTCATGACCATCATTACACATCTTACTTAAAAAATCCCAACCATCGGCTCTGTCATAGACTCTAACACTATACTCCTCCATAAGACCATTATCCTTATATAAAGAATTTATTAACTTCTCAACAAACATCTTAATGTTATCTTTCTTACTACCCATTATAAATTTTTTGTTCTATCTTCCCATTTCTTTTTACTGAAATTTTCATGACTCTCACTAATGTATCTTATAATATTCACATTGGAGGGATAAGGTAAGTACTTCAGAATACCTTTAAGTTTATCTTCCATATCTTGAACAGCCAGATAACCCTCACCTGTATTACGATAAACCTTATCATCCATTAAAACATGGAGGTTAACATCAGGATGGAGTCGTTTAATTTCTTTGTCATCATAATTAACAATCTCAACCTTATAGTCTAATATAAGACCAGGGTAGGTATCCTTATACAATCCATCAATAAACTTATATACCATCTCAGGGGTTATTTGATTACTATCCATCATATACATAAATATCCAACTTTCTACAAAATTTTCCAGAAAATTTGTTTTGACATTTGGACCCCTAATCATATAAGGGGGTCCCTTTTAGAAACACAGGTAACACTTACTCCCATACATAGAACAAGGGTAATCCTTTCCAATTTTTCCTAAAAAATTTTATAAACATTTTTACAACAAAAACAGTACACATTTTAATTAGGGGATTGAACCCCCTTTTGGACCCCAAAACACCCCCAGGGGGAGGGGGGATACGGGACCCCTATAGGAGGGGGGGACCCTATAAGGGGGGGTTCCATAGGTATTTTGACCCTACCCCCTCCGTATGGACATATCACAGTAGACCTCATCTATGGGGGTGGTGTCAGAACAAGTTAACATACAAGTATATGGGGGGAAAGTTATTAACAGTCATTGTGTCATGTTCATAACTTTATGGTGTGGGGATTTGGCAGTGTCAGATATTATTCGTATCTTTGTACTGATGCCCTAAAGTTTAGGGTGTGACATTATAGGGGGACATATTGTCAGTACAATTATTTGGTGGTCTCATTTATTATATGTATCTTTGTGTTGGTGCCCTTCCCTGAGGGAGGGAGGAGAGTATAAGGCAGGTTGGAGTCTACTCTCTCAGCTTGTTCCACCAACCATTACAAAGATAAGGATAAAAAAGTTCTTATACAAGTTGTGTATTAAAAAAGATTGTTGTATCTTTGTGTTGGTGCTTTAGAGTGTGGGGGATTTATTATACATACTTCCCACCCTACTACCACCCTAAAGGTACCACTTTTTTTGTTAAGAAACAATATAAATAAGGGAATGTTATCTGCACAGACTTAAATGTTATCCGCACCCTTGGTATGTTTGTCCACAGTGTCCATCCCTATGTCAATAAACATTCTTCTTATATCGTGGTAGTTGGACTCATCCAATTGGTAGTATCTATTTAGGAATGTCAGTACATGATTCAAGTCAGCATCCACAATTATATATTGATTTGTAGATAGGGGTTTCTTACTCCATCCCCTCTTGGCAGGTTCAAACCATATTATCCCATCCCCAACCGTTGAGGTGAATATTACTTTGATACCATTCATATCCTCAGCTACCCTTGGGGTGAAACTACTCTCTATGAATTCTCTGATTTCTTCCATACCCTTAAATATATAACCCTTCCCTTAGTTGTGAACACCATATGTTAATAACTTTTAATTAAGGGGTACAGTTAATCCCCCATTAAAATTGTTAATAACTTTTTATAAATTACCTCTGACACACTGTCAGGGGATATTTTGTTAATAACTTTATCCCATTTTATTAGGATTTGTCAGAATGTCAGTTAGACGTTAGGGACAGCACAATCCCTTTCCCCACTTTCTACCACCATCCTGTAGTAGTGTAAAACAAGAAAATCCTTTATTTCACCGATGAAATCGACAATAAATCCCTGTTTAGGGGTTAATAGAAGGTATTAATTTACTAGTTATATATTCTAGCAAATAATAGAGGTTAATTCCCTATAGCGGGGGAGACGTAGTCTTAAGGAATTAAATAAGTAAACCTCAACGTATCTGTAGGACTACTTTTTTAAAACCATGACAAAATGACCTCAACGAATAAGGTCTTAAAATGACTTACAAAAGTGGGAGAAAGTGGTAGAAGTATTGTTAATTAACCCTATGGGTTATTGTTTATATACTATAGTATTCTTTCTCTTATAGTATAATGTTTTCATATGTGTGTATATACCCTTTAGGGTACTGTAATGATATTGTTTTATTATACCCTACTAAGTTATGAGTATAAGTCTTTAGATGACCTTCTTCAGGGAAATAGGGGAATGGATTTATTTCAGACACTGAAAGTGAACGATAGTGAACGTCCCTTTAGGGTGAGGGGGATGGAATTAATTTATTACCTTTATTTCCTTTCTCTATAAAATAACTTATATTGTATGTATGTTTAAATTTAATTATAAAGTTGGTAGAGCGATACCTAATGTAGAGTGTCAGATAATACTGAAGGATTTGTATAGACAATCTGAGAAGTTCACTATTACTGATGCCTTTGGTGATGTCTCCCTTTCTGTTTATGAAACCCCTTATGAGGATGTGGAAGACTGTGATGGTAAGAGACTCATGGATTATAGAATTAAAGAGTTAGAGAAGTCCTTAGGTGTTAAGTTTAATAGAGATAGGTTTATCATTAAGTATACAGGTGACCGTCTCGAAATGGAACCTCATTATGATGGGAGTTATACTACCACCCTTATTTATTTAAACAATAACTTTAGAGGTGGCTCTACTAACTTTCCTCTCGCTCGTTTAGAACATGTACCTCAGAAATATAAGCCAGGTCATTACATACATTATAACTCTAACCATATCTTGGCTTATCATGGTGGGATGCCAGTTACAGAAGGAACTAAAACTGTTATAGTACTTAGAAGTATGAAGATAACCCCGTGGACTATGTTAACCATATTACCGTGGCGTTTATTTAGAGATGTATTCTTCGAAAGATTTATACTTGATTGGGTCGTAAAGAAATTCTTTACGTGTGTTAACTGTAAAAGAATTAAGAAATAATGATGTTAGTAGGATTAGTAGGTTGCTCTGTAGTCTATATTGGTTATAGTATAAAAGAAAGATTTGAAGGTAGACATAAATGGTAAGTATGAAAAATAATGTATTGGTACTTGGTGATGGACTCTTGGGTCGTGAATTGATTAATCAGACTAATTGGGATTATGTTTCCCGTAGTAAGGATGGTTTCGATATTAACCACCTCGATGAGTTTATATTATCTAATTATGATATTGTTATTAACTGTATTTCACATACTGATACTTACGATAAAGATAGAGAACTTCATTGGAATGTTAACTGTAAGTTTGTGGATAAGTTAATTGATTACTGTAATGAACACTTTATTAAACTTATTCATATTTCTACTGATTATGTTTATTCTAATTCCATTCCCTTCGCCAGTGAGAATGATGTCCCTGTTCATTGTAATAATTGGTACGGTTATACTAAGTTATTATCTGACGGTCTTATTCAGTTAAGGTCTGAGGATTATCTTCTTATACGTTGTTCCCATAAACCCACTCCTTTTGTATATGATAACGCTTGGATTGATTATGTCGGTAACTTCGATTATGTGGATACTATCGCCACTCTCATTATTGATTGTATTAATAAAGATTTGTCAGGTGTGTATAACGTAGGTACAGACGTTAAGACGATGTTTGACTTAGCTAATGAGACTAATGTTGTTGAATCCTCTTTTACCCCCTCACACGTCCCTAATAATCTTTCTATGGACCTAACTAAACTTAAGTCCTCACTCCCTTAATGTATGACAACATTTGCAGTTCCACATGAAGTGATTGATGTATTGTTTGATAAACTTATTTATCCTAAACATCCTGAGCTTACTGATTGGGATATACACGAAGACACTCTTTTATTATTTGTAGACACTAACCTAATTGATTTTACGATGAGTGATGTCATTGAGTTTGAAACTTATATAATGTTGGAAGAAGAATATGATTGTTTCACTTCTGACTATTTCTATGAGATTCTTTCGTCTGATATCATTGATACCGTTAACCGCTCTTTTGATTTAATTGACAATCATTATAAAATTGAGTTAGTTTTATCTTCTTAAACTATTTATAACAATGTAATCTTTCTGTTAGTGGCTCGCACTTATTCCTCCCAGCCCTCTTCATCTAAACTTCTAATATAATTCCACCTTTCGATTTCATCATTAATCGAATCCTGTTTAGTGTAGATATATAATTCACCATCATCGACATACCAATCTAATATATTTGAATCATTATCTAACGAATCCTCATTAAAAAGTTTATCTTCTTTAGGTACCAAACGTATTGTATCATCGTTGTTAACCGTAGGAATATTATCATCACTTTTTATTATCTCTTCAGTATAAGTAATACTTCTATCTTGCATTAAAATTCTTACTACGACTAAACATGAAAGTATTATCGATATTATTGCTAAATTTTTTGATATATTTCCCATATTACTTACCTAAATTATCTTTTTCTGAAATTATTGGATTATCAGTAAACTCTTCTATAATAGATTTAACTTCAGGAATATCTTTCCACACAATCGAATGTTCTGACTCAGGAGAGTATTCACCCTTAACCATATAAACAACTATGGTGTCAGGTTCTAAAGTTAAGAACCCATGAGCATACTCATCATGTAAGTAAACCGCATTCCCTTCATTTACTATTACGTGTTGTGTTTTATGTGTTTCTAAATCATAAGCTATGTCTATAATTGAACCACGAATAACCTTAACGTATTTCTCTTGTGGTGGGTCTGTTTGATAGTGTAAACCCCTAAAGGTATATCTACCATCATTAATTGAAATGGAACATTGTGTCCATTCCTTTCCCATTATATCTAACTCCATTGGGGTATAACTCCCTCGATTATCTTTAAATGTCTTATGGTCTCTTATTATCATCTTTTATTATTTATTAATTAATATACTTATCTCTCTTGCTAATTCTTTAAACCACTCCACACTATGACCTCTTGTTGTTTCAGCTGCCGTACCTATTCGAATACCACTTGTTTCCACAAAACTTCTAGGGTCGTTAGGTATTCCATTCTTATTAACTGTAATACCGTTTTCTTCTAACATATCAGCGATTACTCTTCCACTATATTTCTTAGTTGATAAATCAATTAAAATTAAATGTGAATCGGTACCATCGGTTAGAATCGGTATATCATTTTCTCTGAAGATATCACACATATGTTTTGCATTTTCTTTTACTTTAATACAATACTCCTTAAAATCTCTTGTGTTTGCCTCTATGAAACATTGGGCCTTTGCTGCGATTATATGCATTAATGGTCCTCCCTGAGTACCAGGAAATATTGCTCCATTTATTTTCTTTGTATAGTCTGAATCGTTCCAAATAATAATACCACCTCTTGGTCCTCTAAGTGTTTTGTGTGTCGTTGAAGTTACTACATCCGCATATTCAATTGGATTGGGGTACTCACCTCCAGCAATAAGACCTGAATAGTGAGCCATATCCACCAAAAGTATCGCTCCTACTTCATCAGCAATCTCTCTAAACTTTTTCCAATCGATTATCCTTGAGTAAGCACTCGCACCTGCAATAACCATTTTAGGTTTAACTTCTAACGCTTTAGTTCGTATATCATCATAGTTTAAATAACCATTATCATCCACACCATATGAATGAGCGTCGTATACTTTACCTGAAATATTAGGTTTACTTCCATGAGATAAGTGACCACCACTCGCTAAATCCATTCCAAGTATTGTATCACCTGGTTTTAGGAATGCTTGAAATACCGCAGTATTAGCGTTTGCACCACAATGTGGTTGAACATTAGCAAAGTTACAATTATATAACTTTTTTAATTCTTCTATTGCAAGTGTCTCCACCTCATCCATATGGTCACATCCATTGTAATATCTTTTACCAGGATATCCTTCAGCATATTTGTTAGTGAATATTGAACCCGCCAATTTCATTACTGAATCAGACGCAAAGTTCTCACTTGCTATTAATTCAATTGTATTAGATTGTCTAAAATTTTCTTTATCGAGTATCTCTTCTATTCTTTTGTCCATTTTTAAGATATCTTAATTTTTTCTACGATTATTAGTAGTGTTATTTCTACTTGGATTATTGTTCGTTCTTGTCGGTGTACTTCGATTAATTACAGGACGACTATTATTAACTCTTGGTCTTGTATTATTATTAACTCTTGGTCTTGTATTATTATTAATGGTCGGTCTATTATTATTAATGGTAGACCTATTATTATTTGGTCTATTATTGTTAATGGTAGGTCGACTGTTATTATTAATATAAATCTTTTCTCTTTTATTATCAACCTTAACACTACGTTTAGTTGATTCTATCATTGAAGATTGTCCTATTCTGTCTCGTATAGTCATAGTACTACCTCTTCGACCGTTGATATACGACACATTATTTCTACCTCGTCTTCCGTACCAACCATTTTGACCGTAATTGTTCCACCCGTAATAATTATTCCATCCATTACCATAGTACCCATTATATCCCCATCCGTGGTTATTCCAACCATAGTAGATTCCATATCCCCATCTATCATATCCAAATGGTGACCATCTATGAGGAGAACCCCAAGAATTCCACCCTGTATAACCCCAAGCCCAATCATTCCACATTTGGTCTCTATTCCAATAATAAGAATTATATCGGTAATCATACTGTCTCCCTAACAATCGGTTATTCCAATCAAATGATACTGGTTGACTCAAGGCATATCTTGCAAAGTCTAATCTAAAACCTATATCTGTTCTTAGTTTATTTCTAAATTGAAATTCATTTAAAGTATCCACCCTTAAATTGTCTCCAACTACATAATAATTTTCGTCATCATATATAGGGTCATGGTTTAATGTTGATACTGTAAATGTCGCACAACTTGTCGTTAGAAGTACGATTAATAATAGTAATGAATTTTTCATATTTTTTATTGTTTAAAAGTTGTAATTATAAATCTTACATTCAGGATTTAAATTACTAAGATTTGGAAACGTTACATCTCCAATTTTATTATTATCAATATGAGATATGTGTAATTCCGTAAACTTATCACAGAATCTCTCATATGTTTTTTTACCTCCGATACACCAATCACAATTATAGTAGTGAAAAACGGAATGGTCCCTTTTATCAACAATCATTAACTCTCTGTTGGGTAAAAAGGGTAGGGCTTGAGCGGTACGATAACCGACTAATAACGTATCACCATAAGTCATACGTTTGAAATGATTTAAATCTTTTTTATTGTGCCATAAAAGTTTATCACCTTTACCGATAAAACCAAGATTGTTTACTGCTATAATTGCTTTCATAACCTACACATCAACATTCACGCCGAAACATCCGTTTTCGGAAATTAAGTTCTCTTTAATTAATTTTATCTTTAGGTTATCCACATCTAATATAAACGCATCATAGTCAGATGTTAAATATTTACTATATACTTCGAGTAACTTAAAACGCATTAAAAAGTCACCATCTATATAGTGACCAATAATTTTACTAGCCTCTTCTCGACAATCAGGCCCCACTACTTCGTTGATGATTTCGGTGAAGTTAATCTCCTGAATATCCGATAATTTTAATATTAATTCACTCATACTACAAATATATAAATTATTATTTAATAATCGAGTTATTAACCGTTTTTTATCTTAATATTACAGATAACTGAATGTCAGTTACAACCTCATATCCATAAATATGGTTATAAAAGAAAACCCCTCACCATTTCTGATGAGAGGTCTTAATTTTCATAATCAATTGAACTTATATTTGTGATTCTGCTGTTACTACTAAATTAGAGAAACTCCATCCACCACCCTTATGTTCAACTGAACCTTCAGTCCAATTACATAATGTACCGTGTGAACATTCTCCACCCGTATCTTTGTACCACTTAGTTGGTTCATCATCACCAGGTGACCAATCACCGTGATATGAAGGTGTAAACCACCATCCTACTTCCATACCATCTTTTAATAAAGACATATCTAAAGTAGAACCATCACCAATAGATGGGTCAGTCATATCAAAAACTTTAACACTACTATCTCCTTGAGAAAGTGTAATCACCATATTAGTATAATCACCATTAAAGACAGTAACCATATGAAATGGTTTAGTAGGGTCAATCTTACCAACTAAACTGTGTACACCTCCAAGTGTTGATGATGTCATTTCATCCCAATTCCAACAATCAGTATTCGCAGCTTCAGTATATGAAACTTCCCACCTTTGTTTACCCTTTTTAATTGTGTCTAAATGTAACGTATGTTGGAACATTTTATTACCGTTAGTCTCTAATAAATCAATTTCATTACAGAAGTCACATTGTTCGTATTCCGCATCACAGTATTTATCACCAATAGGTTGTACGTCTCTAGTAACTAAGTACATCGCCGCGTTTAAGTAATCCGCGGTCCACCCTTTATTTTGTTGTAACCCCGATAAGTCAATGTCAACTTCAATTTTACTGATATTTTTATATCCATTTTTTGAACACACTCTACCTGCCGCAGGATTTCCTTCTGTACCAAAACTTACACCACCAGAACTAACTATAGGGTTAGGTCCACATTTTTGATAATCAACATCAAATTCAGGTATAAAAGTTGTTTGAGTTGTCTCCTCAGGACATATACATGGGTCTTTAAACGGACATGGACAACCCTCTATACCTACAGGACTCACTTTACCTGTAGTAGCATCAACACTCACAAAACCTTTACTAGTCGTGAAAATGTACTGTGCAAAGTTAAATCCTGGTTCTAACGGTCTTCTTAAGACTACTTCAGACCAATCAGCAACTCCTTCAACTCCTGTACCATATCCCGCGTCCAATAATAATTGTTCAGCATCCTCTAAAGTAAGTTTTACAGGTAATTTTATTACCTCATCTTCCATAAATGGAGAATTAATCACTTTAGATTTTGTCTTCCCATTAGAATCACACAACACCTCAATAGTAGTGTTGTTAACACCCGCGAATACCGATTTAACACCCGTTAATTCTTTAGTTGCAGTTGATTCATAAAATAAAGCGGTAGTATCAATACTTTTTGCCGCTTCCTGTGTTTGATTTACCATCTCATTGAAAGTTAAATCGTTTTGTTGAGTACATCCAATTAAGAGTAATCCCAACATCATTGTTAATAGTTTTTTCATTTTTGTTTTTTTGTTTTATCTTTATTTATTATATTGCCGTACTCATCACATAAAGGTGCGGTTATAATTTCATAAATTATAAATATCCATGAAATTAAGAATGAACCTATGATTATTTTGATTAACATATTATTCTATTTTTCCGTATTCTTTTTTTCGTTTATATCAAAATTCTCCTTCTCATAACCCTCTATATCATTGTAAGCATAAGTCTCAAAATTAGGATTTGTTTCAACCCAAGTTTTATATTCATATTGGTTATTTTTATTAACAAATATCTCATTAACTCTTAATTTTCTTTCTTCTAATTCCATCAACTGTTGATGTAAGTATTCCCTTTGTTCTCTATATTCAGGTTTATAAGCTAAATTATGTGATTCCTCAATATCGTTAACTAAGTCGTATAACTCATATTCTTTTTGATATCTACCTAATGAATCGAAATAATATGTGTACTTCCAATCATGTGTACGGATTGCCCTTAATCTATTAGTTGCTTTAACAGAAGATGGTAAATTATTCGAACCCGACTTAGTATCATCAAAAGTAAATAATATAGAATCTTGAACTGATTTACCTTCCTCAATTATTGGTATTAAACTCTCACCTCTTGAGTTACTGTCTTTAGGTACACCAACAATCTCAGATATCGTTGGGAATATATCAATAAGTGTTGCTAATTCATCTGACGATTCTTTTTTGTTAAACACAATAGGGTTTGATATCACCATAGGTATTCTTAACGCCTCTTCATAAGCAACAAAAGCCTTTTGTCTCATACCACCATGTGACATCCCCATCTCTCCGTGGTCCGCCAATCTTATAACCACCGCATCATCAGCGAGTCTACTACCTTTGGTATCATCATAAAGTACATCAATAAATTTACCAATTTCACCATCAATCTTAGTTAGTAGGTATGCGTAAAAATTTAAGTAATTCAATTTCATATCATCATTTCGTAAGACACCTAATAAACCATCAGCAGCAATGTTTGTTTGTAATTGAGCCATAGGTTTACCATTTTTAAGTAATTGTTCCGTAACTGTAGGTGGTAAGTCGGTAATAGTTCTACCAGTATATTCATCGGGAGTATAACCAAATTGTACTGACTTTGGATAACCTAACACATCATGAGGATTTACTAAACTTAATACTAAACAATAAGGTTTTCTTGGTTCACCCTTTTGTCTACTGATTCTTACCTGTTCTAAATACTCTATACCTTCTTTCACATACCTTGCATCAGCATTTGGATAACCCCCACCAAAGTTTTCAGGTTTCGCATCTTCACCCGCATCAGGTCCAACCCAACCTTTAAACCCATAAAGTGATATTTCTTTAGCTAATGGGTCACCACCATCAGCACCTTTACTTAAATGCCATTTACCTCTGTATTGTACATCGTAACCGATACTATCTAACATCTTACCAATGTTATTACTTTTATTATTTAATTGTATTTCACCAGGTGAGTATATACCACCTGTTGTTAAGGTTTCAGTACATTGATGTTGTGATGGGTACGTACCAGTAAATAAAGTAGCTCTACTCGGTGTACACATACAACTATTACAGAAGGCTTTATCAAATGTGAAACCATTATCTTTTAATTTAGTTAGTGTTGGTAGATTTTCTTGTTCCCATCCTTCAGGAAAGTACTGAGTGGCTCTCTCTTGGTCTGTTATTATTATTACAATATCAGGTTTATCAACAAGTAATTCTTTAAATTTGTTTTGTTTTTTCATGATGTATTTTTTTCTATTTTACACTCTAAATCATCCGCTAAAAAGTTTGGTGGGAAACCTGAAGATTATTTACATATACATAATTGGTTTGATGAAACTAAATCATGGATTGGAACATCTTTTCATCGAATATTTAGACACCATTCAGAAGGTATCTTTGAATGTGAGAAAACCTTTGGTGAGTCATTCTTAAATTCAGACGGTAAAGAAGTTTTTGTTCGTTACATAGGTGAACAACACGTTAAAGAAGATTGTAATAACTATATTCCATCAGCAAAAGAATGGGTAGATGCTTTAAATAATAAAGAAAAACCCTTATGGATGATGAAAACTATGAAATTAAAGTTTACTGACTAATATTTATATATAAAAACTATCATGGAACAGAAATACAAAGTACTATTTAATTTAATTAATCCGGCATTCTTAAAATCAGGGTGTAAAAAAGCCGTTATGGAGTTTGATGAAGCCTTCTCAATCTATCAAGATGGGTATTATTGTGGTTATCAAAATAGTGGTAGTCCAAAAAGTTTCTTAATTCCTATTGAACGTGAACTTAGTGAGTATGTTGAAGAGGCTGTCGGTGATAATACTTGGCACGAAGAGACAGGTAGTGAATACTACACTTATGAAGTTGAAATTAACTCTGAATATAGAAGTGTTGAAATATTCGGAACCTACACAGTTTACGGTACCGAACCCATTAATGAAGTAGTAATAGATGAGGAAGAAGAACCAGAAGAATTTAAACCTATCTTTGATTACTTAAACGATGAAGGGTCCGACATATTAGAAGTTAATGTAGACGCTGGTGGAGATAGTGGTTGGATTCACGACACAAACGATGACGTTAATGGTAATACTATACAAACTTCAGACCAAATGGAAGAAGTATGTTATAGACTATTAAACCAACATCCTGGATGGGAAATTAATGAAGGTTCTTACGCTAAGTTTACATTTGACCCACATAGACGTATTTTGATATGGGAATTCGCTTACAATACTGAAGAACAGGCAAGAGAATTAGTGTCTTCTGAAAAGTTTTAAGTTAATTTTTCACCAATTTTATCACCAAACATTAACTCACGTTTCCACTTTAAATCTTTGGATTTATAACTGAGGTAACTCTCCACACCTGAAATTAATGCCCCTTCAAACGTATCGTAATCCAAATCAGAAACACCTAAGTTAGTTTCGTCACAAAGAATATCCTCCTCCTGTCCAAAATCATTTAAGTCTATAACTGAGTAATAATAAGAAAGTTCAGGACCTTCGCTCGCATCTCTAAAAGGTAAGGCGGTAATATAAATGTGTTGGTTACGTAACCACGATAAAACATCATCCATATCAGGATATTTGTTCAAAGCGGTAACATCACCGACTTTTACGGTCTCAAAGGGGTAAACACATGTTTGTAGGTAGTTGAAGATTGTTTCAGTAATTCGCATAAGATTATTTATTTTCTACAAACTTAAAATAAATAATGGAATTAATCAACCTTTTTTGTTCGATTTTCACTAAAAGTAGTGCTATGTCCTAATTTAGGATGGTTAGACAGCGATTTAGAGTTGTAAATGGATTTGAAACTATTTTCATTAACTATGTTGTAATCGATACTATCTGAATCTAAACCATATGGCTGTGTTATACTATCCACATAATCTCTAAGTACATCACCAATTTCATAACCTATTTCATCCAAAACACCCTTAACACTCTCAGGTACATTATCGTTATTACTCCATAAATCACCTAACATATAAGTTTCACCATCATTCATTAAAGTTACAGATGAGTTTTCACCATTAATTGTAACCATAACATCATAATACGCAACATATTCCGATGTGTCTGATAAGATATGATTGGTCTGACCCGTATAAATATCCATAGTCACCTCACTAATAATTCCCTCAATCTCATAACCGGCTTGAGTATAATTAAATGGTTCACCAACCTTTAACTCTTTTTTAATTTTCTCATAAACATTATAAATCCCACCAAAGTATTCAATTTTATAAGCTAATATTTTAGCTTTATCCTCCCTATTAGAACTGTCTAAACCTAAGTAATGGTAAATAGGTGTAGATTCAACACCTTTGTCGTCCCAATACTTAAATAATAAATCTTTTTGCTTTTCGTTTTCCTGTAACGATTCCTCTTCCTTTGAGAAATAATCTTTATTCTTAATAAGAAAATCGTAGAAATATTCTAATGGTAGTTGTTTTTTTGTTCCTTCGTACTTTTGTGATAAGTCTTGATATACCTCATCTAACATACCCATCTTTAGACCTTTAATCAAGTCGCTAAATATATCAGCAAATAGTGCAAACATTTTTATGTCAACACCACTGTATCGTTCGTGAACTATATTTTCTAAGAGTTTAAGTAGTTTCATTACAGATAAATATATCTAAAATGTAGTTTGCCACTCTTTAAATTCTTTTCGGTCTTCTTTACTAATCCATAATTCATGACCTTCCAAAGAACTATGACTAACTTCTACCCAATTCGGTATTAATACTCGTTGATGGTTTTCCCATATATGATAGGTTAATTGTTCAATACTTTTTCTCAAATACTGAGCACTTTCAGGGAAATCTTCCATAACCATCTGTCTATAGACCCCCCATTCATATTTATGACTTTGGTCTTTAACAAATTTATTTCTTTCAGAATATCTTTCAATACTATCCATATCTTTATACATAAAAACAACTAAAACATCTTGTAAGTAATCTGTTATTCTATGTAAATGTCCCGATTGTGAAGGACCAAAAGATGAGTACTTATCGTTCATATGATTTTTATGAAATGTTCTTATACCATCTTCTTCATTATACCCATTTAAATCCCACGCATATTCACCTCTAACTTCAGGTAAATTAAAATCTTTAGATATTATTTTTGTCATTATCTTATTACCCGCACCATGAGGTCCAGTGACAATAACTTTATTGTATTTACTAATAACTGACTTTAAATCTTTATATTCCTTACTCATCTTTTTTTATGTTTTCTAAAATTATACCATTAATATTATCACCATATAAATTAGGGAACTCATGTTTTAAATCCTTTAACGGTATAACTAAACCTTCCCATTCTTCCTGTTCATGTATTTCATTAACCATAAAATTATAAAAGTCTATACTCTGTTTAGACCTAAAAACTTCTCTTATTATTTTTTGTATATGAGTAAACTCTTTATTACGTAAATCAACACCCGTAACGTTTTTAGCTCTACCCCATACAAATTTAACCCTTGAGTTTATATCCACCGTATGTGTTTCAACATTATCTTCAAACACATCTCTTAAATATATTTCTTTATTGCCCTTTATCTCAAAAGTATAGTATCTTTGGATGAAGTTAATTACGTTTTTCTCCATTAACATCCTCTTTTAAGATAGAACAATAATAGTAATCACCAGTGTCTTTAAACTTATTAAATAAAAACTTTCTTACCGAATCAGAATCATATTCTTTAAGTAAGGTAGACGCGTAAAGGTGTTTAGCACTATCCCACACATCATCTCTTTCAATATTATCAATAAGAATTTGTTTACTTAACATCGTTTAATTACTTAATGGAGCTTTAATAGTTGGTTTATAATTATAATTTATTAATTCATAGTTGAATTCACCACCTAATAAATTAACACCTTTAAAGTTAATATGTGGTAAATCGTAACCTTCTCTCTTAATCTGTTCTTTAGCCTGATTTAAATGATTTTGATATAAATGGACATCACCTAAATTACCTATTAATTGGTCTGGTATCATATGTACCTCTTTTGCAATTAACATAAGTAAAGTAGCATATGAAGAAATGTTAAATGGTAACCCTAAGAATGTGTCTACAGACCTTTGGTTCCACATTAATGATATAGCTCTCTTTGGTGTTGGTTCGTGTCTTTTATCATCAAAATCAGGTAGGTTTTTAGGGTCGAAATATCTTTCCATACCTGTCTCATAATTATTTTTGAACCAGTATTCATATCTCTCTTTATCAGTTAATAATCTAGTGTATATTTGAAACCCATAATGACATGGAGGTAAAGTCATTAAATCTAACTCCCCAACATTCCAAGCACTAACCATTAACCTTCTTGAGTCTGGATTCCTTTTAAGTTGTTCAAGTAAATTTTTAATTTGGTCAACACTTTTTTCGTTATAAACTTGTAACGTATCCCCTTCAAATACTTGCTCACCTTCTTGAAACCATCCTCTCCACTGAGCACCATATACAGGACCTAACTCACCCCATGTCTTTGCAAATTCATCATCGGTTTTGATTCGTTCAATAAACTCATCCATAGTATCAGGCCAATTACCTTTATACTCATTAGTTTTACTAATATAGTTTTTGAAAGCATCACCATTCCAAATGTTACATCCGTTGTCCACCAAGTACTTGATGTTGGTATCTCCTTTTAAGAACCACTTCAATTCAGTCATCATTGTTTTGACTGCCATCTTCTTTGTGGTAAGAAGAGGAAACCCTTCTTTCATATTATGTCTTATAGTATAACCAAAAATAGACTTAGTACCCGTACCAGTCCTATCTGATTTATCTACACCATGTTCTAAAATAGTAGATAGTAATTCGTTATATTGTTTATCAATACTATTCATTTTACTTATGAGTGTAAGTATTCAATAATAGTTGATTGTTGTGGTACTCTAATAATTGGAACACTCGGACCCGCAGGTTCTTGTTTTTGTCTAACTTCGTAATAGTTATTCCCATCATCTTTAATTGTTGTCACATTTGGATATTCAACAACATGAGTCTTTTCCATGTCAGGTTTATAAACCAAAGTATGTTTTTTTGTATTAAACGTTAATTTTATCATCTTATATTATTTTTTAGTATTTTTAAGGCATTAAAAAACCTTTCTCCTAAAATAGAAGAAAGGTTAGTATTTGTCAATATATTATTTAAATTAAGTTCCGATAACTAACTCGTCATAATTCAGTTTTTCCATACCTTTTAGCTCTTCCTCAGCCTCATCGTACATGAAAGATTTTACAACTGAAACAACACTCTGTTCTGATTGAGCAATTTTACTTTCCATCCAATCATCAAGTTGTTCACCTTCTTCCATTTGTTCCCACATTTTATATGCTAGTGTGGCTATTGTAAATAATTGTTGTTTTGCCATATAAGAACCATCATGAGAACCCTCTTTAATGTTTGACTTTAATTTACGTAATTGTGATTCAGTTATTATTATGTTTGACATATCCGTTGGTATTTTATTATAAATATAGTTATATTAGTAAAATTGTAGATTATTAATTAAAAAAGGTGAAGATTTCTCTCCACCTTTAGGGACCGACTTTGGCTATCGGACTACTCCACCATCTCATTTAATCTAATAAGAAAATCTATCTTTCCTTCACCTCTAAACCATTTCTTCAATGATTCCTATTACTTCACTAACTATAAGTATAATACAAGCGGTAATCAAGTTAAAAGGAATAAAACCGTAACCAATAATTCTAACACCTGATTTAATAAAACTTATAATTTTGTGCCACTTTTGATTTGGCATATGTTTAATATCATCAATCATCCATACCTAATTTACGTTCAAAATAATTTGCATCTTCAATAACCTCAGGGTTCTGTTTAATAGTTTGCATCGCAATCATATCTTTCATTCTTGTTGTTGACCATCCATGTGCTCTACTCGTGTAGATTACCTTTGGTGGTAAGTCATCACCCGTAAATGATTTACCAATATAATCTTCACCAAGAATTCTAATATCAGGTTCAAAGAATTTAATTAAATCATACAATTCTTCTTCAGTTTGATACACATAAACCTCATCAATATATTGAATTGCCATTAAGGTTCTATATCTTTCATATAATGGAACCACTGGTTTGTACTTGGATTTTCTATGTAACGATGGGTCTCTTTGTAAAAACACAATGAATTTATCACAATGTTTTCTTGCGTCTTCAAATGTGTAAATGTAACCCGGATGCATTAAATCAAAATTACCTGCTGTGAACCCTACAATTTCTTTTTTTTCACTCATAATTTAAAACTTTCTTTATAATGTTTATCTTTTTTTACCACTTCATTTAAAGTTAGTAGTTGTGAAATATGATAAGAACTATTATCTGTCATGTAAATAATAAATTGGTTTTCAATTTCTTCTATCTCATTAATTACCTTTATAGTTTTACTATCTCGTGGTATTACATAATCACCTACCTTAAACATTTTTAAGTTGTTTTAGTTTAATACCTAATAGGTCTAAAGTATTCTTATCCTTAACAGTTTTTTTAGCTTTTTTCTTAATCTCGTTGATTAAACCTTCAATATATTTAATCTCAGGATTAATTTCCTCAACAACCTTAACGGTCTTATCCATTTTAACCCCGTTTATCTTGTTTTTAAGGTACACAGATAATAATTCTATGAGTTTATATGAGAAGTAGAATCCAAGACAAATAAGACCTGTTTCTACTAGTTTTTCTGTCCCTACAAAATGAACACCTACTAACATAAAGATTAAAATAATAACCATTTTAATCATACTCCATAAATTATTAATTATTTTTACCATTTTTATTGTGTTTTAGATTTTTGAATTGCGTACTCGGCTAAACTAATTTTTTGAACGTTACCAATTACCATTGAAGACCTTAATAAATCATATGGTATGTGAAGAAGAAAATCATTACCGTTTGATGTGGTTAAATCCTCTTTAAGTTCCAAACAAGAATGAACCATTTTAAGATATATTTTAAACTGTATATCATCATCAAAACTTTTTTCTTGAAGGATTCCAAACTTTGGGTGTTCTATTTTAATTGTCTTCATCATATACCTTTAGTCTTCATTAAAATTAATACCATATTTTTCATTCATAGTTTTTCTAAAGTCTTCACTAACTTTTTTCAAACCTTCATTGATTCCGTTTACACATAAATCACTATATGATTCTACTATATTCATGACAGAAACTTGTTCCATAGGTAAACATTTACTGTCCTCAGTAAAAATTACAGTGTCTTCACCAAATGATTCAATAGATTCAATAATGTGTGTTGAACCGATTTTATTATCTTTTATTTTATCTCCTTTTTTCATATTACAAATATAATTAAATTTTTTGATTTAAACTAATATTATGTTTAAAAGTCTTCGTTAGTTAATGTTTTCATTTCCGTATTATTTGGTGGAGTTACAGATTCGGGTGTTGAACTAAAAACTAATGTTTTTAATAAGAACACAACTAAGATAATTCCAACTATCCAACCGCCAACCCTACCTGACGCGGCAAAGATATTTCCAATACCTTTTAGTAATTGTGAACCAAATGTTAAAACGAAACCGATAATGACTAATGTGATAATTCCTTCCATAATTTTATTTTTTTATTTATACAAATATAGTGAATAATATTCACTTACACAAATTATTGAGCATAAAAAAAACCTCAGTCGGTTAGAACTGAGGTTAAGGAAGATATATAATAGAGTATAGAACGCTGAGATTACACGTTTATGGTGACTTGTCTTTAGTGAGATTACCCTATATCGGTTGCTCATGTATCCACTCTCGTTGCCGAAAGTATCAAGTCAGTGTCGGTTATTTGAGTGAACCACTCTTTTCGTTAACAACTACTCAACTACTACTTTACTCTGTCAAACCTTGCGAGTTCACTAAGGGACGGCCATCCCACCAGGTATTTGATAATTGACATCAGGAGACTTGCGGTCTACCGATGACTTCGTTAGTCTATTGACTCGAAGTGTTAGACACCTTTCGTTGTCAACGCCCGAAGAACTTTTGCTCTCTTTTAGTTTTAGTAAAAGTAACGATGGAAATGAGAAAGATGTGCTTCGGGAGAAGTTTCGTTTCTTTTGAAAACAAAATGCTTCACACCTCTCTGTAAGTCTGTCAACTTACGGTACTTCAGGAATACGTTAACTTATCGTATCGGAATTCCTTTGTACTGGTACTCAGCCCTACAACACCTGACAGGGTGTGTCGAACCGTCACCTGTAGCTTTTCCTATTGATATCACTATCTCAACTCTGATATTCCACGGACTCAGAGTGGTCTCGTCCCTTTAGCAGTTGCCCTTAGGGTCTTGACCGTAGCCACTTTGTTTAGTTGTCAGAGTAAACTCTGCGAATATTCACGATGTACTATTCTCGTTTCAATCCCTTTAGTCCCATTGCTGGGGTTATCTAACGACGCTAAACCGCCGTCAAATGTCATACTTAACCGTTTAAGAAAAAGGGGTTAATCTTTTGTATTCCTTTCACAAACTGTGATGGTTAAGGTGACACTTACTAATATTTTCAAAGAACGTCTTCAGTACTCTTACTGAATTGTTTTACAAAACTACAACAAATTTTTTAATCTGTCAAACTTTTTTTTAAAAACTTTCTGATTTTCTGTTGGGTAAGATATAAATACTCCAATAAATCTCAAAAGTTATACAAATATACAAAAAAATTACTCTCAGACAAGCCCTTTAAGGGTTTTTTTGTGTTTTGTATTAAAATTATTGGATATTTACCCTATAATTACTCCATTAGAATCAAAATACTTATCTAAAGCACTTAATCTATCGTCCGCGTCTACTAACATTACTAACGCCTCTTCAGCGTTTTTATAGAAGTCCCCTGTTGAGTGGTCTCCGATTCCTACTGCTTTACTACCAAGTAGTTCAAGTGATAATAATGCCTTTGCTTTATCTGCCTGTGCAGATGTTTTTAACATATTTACTAATTTGTTCATTTTAAAATTATTTTTATAAGTTTATTAAATTGTTTTGTCATTGGTTCGGGTAATTCATCTTTACCAAAATACCCACATTCCGTGTGTTCGTCCCCATCATAAGCGTTTTCTAAATCAGGAAACATCTCTTCTTCAACATCCATAAGGTAGGTATAAAACATACCTTTAACTTTACTTCCGTCTCTGTTATACCTTTTTATTACCGCGGCAAACTCTATGTCTCCTAACACAGGTAAATCAGTCTCTTCTATAAACTCTCTAATCGCAGCGTCTTTAGTTGGCTCATCTTCTTCCACACTACCTGCGGGACATGACCAAAAACCTGGTAGAGTTGTTTGTGAGTTTCTTTTACAAAGTAACACCTTATTATCACATCTTACGATTATTCCTGCGTATTTTTTCATTATTAGTTTTATTGGATATTTATTAGTATGAAAGTAATCATAGAAAATAATATTTTAAAAGTCAAAGTTTCTTCCACTAAAAAATCCATAACTGATGGAATGATGGGAAAAAGATTTGATGAGTCCTTTGATGGTATGTTATTTTTTATGCCTGAACGTACCGAACAAAGTTTTTGGATGTATAATTGTATTATACCATTAGACATTATTTTCATAGATGGAACAACAATAACTAAAATTCATTCTAACTGTCAACCATGTAATGATAAGAAAAATTGTGAATCATATCAAGGATTTGGTGATACAGTTTTAGAGGTCTTTGGTGGTTTTTGTGAAGAACAAGGCATAAAAAAAGGAGACATCGTCTCCTTATCTTTATTTTAAAGTTGTCTTAATTGTTTTAAGCTATATCAAATTTTTGTAATTCTTCAATTGAGTGTTCTCTAGCTCTTCTCTTAGGACTTCCTGAATTAACATCAGCAAAATATAATGTAGACTCTTTAGGGTTACTAAACTCAGGTACACCTTTACTAATTAAGAATTTTACAGCAACTTCGGCAGCTGTTTTATCATCTAACATCTTATCAGGGTCACTAACGATATCAATACCAACTTTATTTCCATATTTTTGATAATTAGCTTTACCCGTTAATTGGTTATAACCTCTACCAACGTATTTTGAACCATCATTTTTATTATTATTACCAATTCTACCATTATATACTAAATTAAAAAACTTATCATAGTCTCTCTTTAAATCATTTAATTCTGAATCAGACATCTTTCTAGTTTTTGAAAATATTTTATTAATTCTACGATTAGATGTATTATGATAACCTCTTTCTTTTTTATTAATAAAATGAGTTTCTTTACCTATTACCGCTAACATACCAATTTGTGCGACTGGGTCTGTAATACCGTTCTCAATCATAGTATCAATTAATCTTTGTATTCCTTTAGATGCTTTACCTGAGTACGTATGAGTTATCTTACCATCTAATGTAGTAAACTCCTTACTTGAATATGTATATTTTTCTATATCCTTATCTTCTATATTTTCATTTTTTAATTTATTATACATTAAATCTTTAGTTCCTGTAGAAAAAATCCCGTTTTCCTCTAATTTGTTGTCTCTCTTAAATTTATTTAACGCTCTTTCTGTTTCGGGTCCGAATAACCCATCGACACCATACACCGGTAATTCATAACCTAATAAAGATAATCCAATCTGAAATGACTCAACATCTTGTTTAAATCTCATATTTTTACGGTCACTTCTTTCGATGTCACCTTCAATATTGTTAATATTAACTAATAATTGATTACTATCAGCATCGACTAATTCAGCCTTGTCTGCTTGTTCATTTAATCCTTTTGATTCATTTATTTTTTCTTTAAGTTTTCTTACGAACTCTTTTTGAATCATCTTAACAAACTTAACATATGGTGAATCACCTCTATCTTTACTATACTTGTACTTACCTTCAGGTTTTCTCTTACCTCTTCCGAAGTAATTTAACGCAGATATGTTTGTAATACATTTGTGTCCACCTGAGTTAGCTTGAATCATTTCCCATGCCGGTACACCTAACTTATCTAATATAGCCCACTCATCTTCAGTTAACTTAGTAGATGGTTTGTCCATAATATCTTTTAATTTTTCCATATAGTCATCACCCCCATCCATTGAACGAACCTTATCACCATAAAAGGCTTCTAAATCCGCATTAGTGAAACCAACTGACTCATCTCCAAATTGTTTATTACCTTCTGATATCCATTTGATAGTAGATAAAGGAATTATCTTTTCTCTTAATTGACTCTCCCATTTACTTAATACTTCTTGAGCTATATCACCTAAGTTAACACCTTTCAATTCTCTCTCACCTTTAAATGGGTTACATGACGCTTGTACTAACCCCATTGGCCAAGCGATTACTATAAAGTCAGCTTCAGGATTATTTTTAAATGGAGTATAACGGTCATAAGAACCTGGTTTAAACATTGAACCTCCTCCGTATTGTACTATAATTCCGTCATCAACATAAACTTTATCACTATCTTTTTGTTTCTGTACATAATCTTTTTGATTTAAAGCCATCTCTTCAGGTAACGCATACCCCTTTTCAGCAGCTAATCTATTAATGTTTTGAAATATGTTTAATAGTGATGGTTGAGATGTCATTACTAAATCTTCCATAAAACCTGGTTTATTCTTATAAGCTAACATAAGTTTGTTAGTTGCTAAACCTAAGGCCATTTTATTTTTCTGTAATGACTTATCTTTTTGTAATTTAAATACAAAATTCATTATATCTTGTGGTTCTAACCCATACTTAGCAAAATCTGCAGAATCGACTGTAGATATTAATCTAATATCATCGGCAGTAAAGATATCACTTGGTGACATTATTTGAGATAAAGTCTCAACATTTGAACGTGACGACCTGAATGATGTTGATGTGTCGCCTTCCACACCTGTTTGACTATCATGATGGTCTGTATGTACAACAAACATCGGCTTTCCATGTGCGAAATCAACTAAAACCGGCATCGTATCACCTTTAGCATCTTGTTTCTTTACCGCAAATTCCTTATCACCGTATTGTATTATTTCAGAATCAACAACTTTAATTCCATTATTCTCTAAATAATTTTTCATAGCTAAGGCAGTCGTAACACCGTCTAAATCTTGATGAAAATATATTTTAGCTTTCTCATATCTCTTAGATAAATCGTTGATATTTCTTAATCCTGATTCTTTAATTAATTTTTTCATGATATAAACATATTTTTTTCTTTTGTTCTTCTATTCTTAAGACCATCATTCGAGGACTTATATGATAAAATACTTTCTGCCGCTTTTTTATTTTGACCAGATTTAACATATTGTATAAATCTTGACATTCTAACTGAATCACATCCAGTATTAAAAACTAATGATATTAACGAATCAAATTGTCCTTGAGTTAACATATACGTTTTTAATCCTTTATCTTTCCATTCCCCTAAAAATCTTCTAACGCAGTCGGCAGCCTCCGAAGCATCTTTATAAAGTAACTCTAACGCAGTTTTTTTATCTATCACTAAACCACGTTTTACATCACTACCAGTGTGTCCATAACCGATAGTTAAAACTCCACTTGTGTCTTTATAAGCCTTTAATACTGGCGCCTTTATGTTACCAATTGGTTTTTTGGGGTCACCTTCTTCAAATTTAATATGGTCCCAAAAGTTTTGACTGGCCTTCATTATCGTACCATCTTTTTTGTCAGAGTCACTTTCAATTAAATACATTTTACGTATTTGAGACTCTTCCGATTCATTTATAAATAACTTTGACATAAAAACTTTTATTAATAAATATCTATAATAACAAAAAACCCCTCACTTTGTAGGGGTTTCACTCATTAATGATATTGAACATGCGATGATATTATCAAACCACACTTTTTTAGGGTTACTTAGACTTCCTTTTTTAAATGTTTTTACATGACCATCAGTTGTTACTATAGTGATTGAGTCGTGGTTCTTAATACTAATTTCTCGTATGTTCATCTAAAACTAACTTCAACTGTTTTTGTTCAGTTTGATACTCTTTTAGTCTTTCTCTGGCAACTTCACAGTAATTTTTACTGATATCCATACCAATCCAAGGTCTACCTAACATTTCCGCAGCTAAACAAGTAGTCCCACTTCCGTTGAATGGGTCCATAACTACATCTTCTTTATATGAAAGAATTTTAATCGCCCTATATGGTATATCCAATGAAAATGTCGCCTTTGTTTTTTGTCTTGTATCCGCAAAATAATTCCACTGACCAAAGACTAAAGACATAAAATCTTTTTTATCTTTATCCTCATAGACTAACTTCTTTCTAAACTCACCTTCAATTTTTTCATTAGGAACCATTTGAAACTCACCTTTCCATTGAGGGGTTCCTTTAATATCTTTCTTATGTTTTTTCTTATAAGCAAGAATCACACACTCCTTAGGATTATAGATATATGGTGAAGACGGGCTCATCCAACTACCCCAAGCAGTTGTTTTTGAACGATGTGGGGAATCTTCTTCTAAATCTACAATACCAAAGAAACCAAACCCAATCTCTTTCATTATCATCCAAAATTCAGCAGAAAAATATATTCTACCACCTTTTTTTTGTCTGTTAATTTCGTAAGGAATGTTTAGTGCTATACGACCATCGTCTTTAAGTACTCGATAAGTCTCTCTTAACCATTCTCTTGTAAATTTCCAGTACTCGGCTATTTCTTTATCATCATCCCAACTATCATAATCAATACCAACACCATAAGGTGGACTAGTAACAACTAAGTCTACAGTTTTTTCGGACATCTCCGACATAAGTTTACGGCCATCACCGCAATAAATTTTATTCTTCTCCATTTTGTTCAATTGTTTTAATTCTTCTATCTAAATAAAATAACGCTTTTTTTAAATCTTGTACAGGTGGGTTGTCATCTTTTTTTCCACTTCTAACTATATACTTTAATACGTTAAATAGATATGCATCTTCATCTAACCCTGTAGCTTCTGCTATTTTTATAACCTCATATGGGTTATCTTCACCACCATAATGGTCAGGGTGTGATACTAATTCTTTACTCATTACCTTTAGCTTTTAAAACATAATAGTCATCAGCGTGTTTACTAACCTCTATTAAGTCTCTATTAATTAATTGTTTTAAAATTATTCTAGTTTTTTCTGTAGACTCACATAAAATATAATCCGATATGTAATTGATATGAATAGGTACCCTAAGTTTACCTGTTAACATATTCATACGTTCTGTTGGTATTTCAAATTTTTCACTCATAGTATTATCATTTAATTATTAATTTTCCATTTATTGTAAGGTATCATACTATAAGGATGTCTTTCAAAAAAACTTTCATGAATAAAAGTATACTCATTTTCTTGTTTTTTATCAAGATACGCACCCCAAAATGATAACGTTGAATTTGATAATATGTGTTTATCACACATACTCATCATATGAACCGCAATATACGGGTCTTCATCAATATAAACAAACTTTTCCTTAGGAAACCCTAATTTGTTTACGAAATTTTTGGCAGATTCTAAATTATCTGAAAACACAAGTACTTTATGTCCCTCACTCTCATTATTTAAAATTTTAATAACCCATTCTTCAGGTATTAATTTTATATCAAAAAAATTATCTTGTCTACCTCCACCCATTCTTAGATGTAAGGATATACTATTTTTAAATAAACTACCATAATTGTATTCAATATAATTTGTTATATTTTCATCAGGTTCGAATATTTCTAAAATATAATCCCTCTCGTGATGCCAATACAATTTATTAAAAAAGTAACCCTGAAATAGGTAAGGTGGTTTTACTTTTTGTTTTAAATCGTAGTACACTCCACCTTCACCAGTATCTATATCCCACCCTAAACTTTGGTCAAACCACCATTCAAAGGCATTAGGTCTACTATCGAACCACGGTAATTTAGGGTAAACATCACCAAATGATATATGTGGGTCTTTTAATATGTGTCCACCCCATGGGTCAAAATGTATATTTCTACCATTTCGATTAAGATGTTTATTAAATTTAGAACTCTCTGATTGATGTGTAGTCCAATAACCAACAATTGGGTCATAACCCATTTCTTTAGCGTAGACCATTAAGGTTGCTGTCTGAAACATCATATTACCCAAACCACCCGCTAAAAGAACTGATACAGTTTTATCTGTAATATTAACGTCTATAGGGTTTTGAAGTTTCATTAGTTTTGAGGTTTTTTTATTAAGACCCATTTATGTTCAGAATTTAGTTCAACACTTAGAACAAATTCTTGATTCCACATTTCAGGTTCTATTAATGATAAGAAATATTTTCCATCATCTCCATAATAAAGATAATAAATATGACCTATTATCGGCTCAAAAGAAAATTTAGACTCATACACTATTTGATTTAATTTAACTTCATCAACTAAATTATTATATTCATCTACTAATTCTTGGTATTTTTTATTGAATTTTTTCTGTATCTTTTGTACATTCCTTTGTTTGTAGGATGAAATATCTTCTATTTTAATAACGGGCGCCGATACGCTACTCCCATAAGGTAATATATTTGCGTTATATTTTTGAGTTTCTTCGTCCCATACAATATGGTCAGGTTTTTTAAGTTTAATGTTACTCATCTTAGGACTTTAATTCTTGAATTTTAATTGTTTGAAAAATATAGTTCATAACCTTTCTCTTAGCTATAGATAAAATAGAACCTTCTAACGGAAATTTTTCTTCATACCTAACCCTAAAAATAGGATATGAATCTTCTATCTGTTTTAAAAACTTTTCTGATTTTTTTTCATTGAAAATAATAGCTTTACTTCTAATTAAATTAATTAGACTTTTTTTATCGGTTACGTCTATCACGTCACCTTTATAAATTAAATCTACTTTACATTTATTTTCATTAGTTGTTTTAGTGTAGGTATTAATTCTATATTGATAAACATGTAATAACTCATCATACACAATATAAAAAAACCCTATACCTGGTTTAGTATTTGTTTTTTTAAGGTCATTAAAGACAATTCGTATTGAAACATTATCATATAGTAATGTCCATATAGACTTACCTATTAAAAATAAATCCGTTAATCTACTCTGAGAAAACTTTATAATCTTTGATATTTCTTCTTTAGTTTCTTTACTATGTCTTAAATTATTATACACCAAGTCGTCTAATAATATTTCATCATCAATATCGTCTGGTTCCCTATTAAGTGTAATATATCTAGAACGGTCCTTAATTGAACCAACGTTAGCTAAATGTAACGACAATTCTTGGAAGGATGGGTATAACTTAAATTCATCAAAGTCCTTATCAACTTTGGTAATATAGTCCATTAGAACATATTGTTTATGCTCTAAATCTATAGGTTCTTGTAAAATCCAATTGGTATCTAATCTCATATTCTCTTTAGTCTTCCTTTTTCCCAAACACTGTGGTTGGGCCCAAGCCTGTACCTAAAATAAGGCGAAGTATTGGCTCTGTAAAGACTAACGAGTCCAGCATCTTTCATTGAACTGAACATTGTTGAGAGATATCCTGAAAATACTACGTCTTCAGGGTCTTTTTCTAAGACATTAATTAAGAAATCTCTCTTACTGGCTGGTTCCCCTTCATTTGTTTTTTGAGTTATATAATTTAAAAATTTAATGTAAGCATTATCAGGATTTCTACTTTCAAAACGGTAATTTGAATGTGAGTTTACAGGGTTCCAAAACTTAAAACCTTCTTGATTACCCACACTTAACTCTTCATGTAATTCTTCAATAAAGAAATTAAATATATCTCTAATAACTTTATAATTAGTATGTATAGTATTTTGACTTAATAAATGTGCTAAATCATATGGGTCCGATTTAGACTCAAGATATTCTACCATTTCATATAGAGGTCTCCTATCATAAACATAATTTGGAGTACTGTTTCTTAATTCCCTAAATTCTATTTCCTCATCGTTATCACTTACTTTAATCATAATACGTTTTTCACCATACCAACCGACTACAAGTGGTCTCGTACCTTTATCATCACCAATTATATTAACTAACTTATCGTATAAAACATATTTTCTAATTTTACTAAAATTAAACTTATTTTCTCTAATAAGTTTAATTAACATAATCTCTAAACTTTTAGATTCATCAACTTTATGATTTTCTTCAATATCTTTTTCAATCGAATTGAAAGCTGAATTTGTTTTTAAAAAACCTAACAGATTAGAATTAAAATTATCTTTAGCATCAAAAAGTGAGTACCTATCCTCAGCTACATTATAATGAATGGCGATTTTATAATAATCATTATCTTTATTTAAATTTTTAAATATAAAATAATACAAAGGACCTCTATCATTATAGGCTCTAAATGCGTTACCACCAGATGTGGCTGACGTACACCATTTGGTACCCTGACCATAATAACATGATGATTTTTGAGTAAGTGGTTTAACTATTAAAACTTCAGAGTCCTCATATATCTTTGAGGTGCCCGATTCTACTTTAGTTTTTTCTTCACTTTTTGTGTCACCGTAAACTTCTAACGCATCGATAAGGTCATGAAGGTTTTTATATTGATTAATATCTTTGTATTGTAAGTTTTTCCTTACTCTATCAAATTTTTCAATCCAATTAATTACACTATCTAAAGAAATAATTGTATTACCAAAGTCATCAAAATTTCTTTTAAGTACCCAATTTACATATTTATAATTTGTTTTCTTATTGAATTCATGGTCTAAGAACTCCTCTATTGTTTTGCGTAACTCAGGGTTCTCATCAAAACGATTGAGTATATCTTCTCTTCTACCTTCTATTAAATTTAATAACTTCATTATTCTGTTCTAAAAACGTGAAACCAAGTATCACCTATCATTACTTCATTATCTAACCCATCGTAACTACTAAGAGAATTACCCACACCATCGCTATCAATTGCTGACTCAAATAACGCATCTTTATCGACATAGTCACTTATATCTAAACCATAATCGGTCATACTAGCCATCATATCATACATGACATCATTAACTCTACTATTTACCATATCTTCAATTTGTTCCTCTGTCGGTTCACCTTCAGGGTCAGATTCAATATATGTTATTTCATCATCTATTTCATTCCATCTATCTTCAGCTAATTCTACCTCATCTTCATTATATACGTCATCTACATTTCTAGTTATCTCATCTAACTCTTCTGCCTCTTCTTTTAATTTGGCTACTTGAGATTCTTGTTCGTCTGATAGTGGTAATTCGTCTGTATCAAAATATGATTCATAATTATTATTTACATCATCTTCAAACATATCATAAAAATAATCTCTAACTTCCTGCTCATCAATATGACTTTCAATAAACGAGCTACTCCATCCGTCAGCCCCTTGGTCATCCCATAGTCCTTCCATATATTCTTTAGCCGCTTGCCATACTTCATCCCACGTACCAACAGCAAAGGTTATTCCAGTATCATCATCACCTACCCATTCAAATGTTGGTAAATCATAATGATTATACTGTGACGGGATTAAATCATATATAGACTCACCTTCTTCTTCTAAAACAGATACGCCGTACTCATCAACCATAACTTCAAATACCGCATTAGCCTCCAGCGCTTGTTGGTCAGGTTCGTTTTCTAAATTCCATGAATCCTCTTCTTTTCTTTCATCCGCATCAGCCCTTAACTGAGCAATTCTACGTCTTTCAGCCACTCTTCTTAATCTTTCTCTTTCAAGTCTAGCCGCCTCTTTATCTTTAAAGATATTAATCTCTCTTTGGTAGTTAGTATTAATGTATTTATCAATCGCGTTTTGAATTTCATCATATTCTGGAGTACCTAATATCCACCCATCTTTAAAAGATTTATCAGGTGCATCATAGAATGTTTTATCTCCATCATATTTTTGTAATAAAGCCACTTTATAATATTTGTCATTACTTTTTGCTTTTTTATCTAAGATATAGAAAAGTTTACCATCTACATTGTAGTTATCGAAATGTGAAGAACCATTCATAGAGGCAGTACACCACTTAGTACCAGCACCATAATAACAACTCGCCTTATGTGTTTGAGGAGTTACAACCGTAAATCGGTCATCTTCATAAACAACATCAGCACCATCAACAGATTTAACTGTACGTCTAACTTTATTCTCATGATTATTAATAGCAGTTATTATCTCATCTAAAGTTTTAAATTGATTAATATCTTTTTGTTGTAGAGCTTGTTGGTACTTAATAAATTTCTCAACTACTTTTTCAGCTTTACTTAAATTCTCATCAAAATTTTCTGTAGGTATAACTTTACCTAAAAATGTAAGGAATTTTTGATTAGGGGCTAATTGTCTAGATAGGGTAAAAACTTTTTTAAGTTGTTCGTCAGAAAACTTGTCTCTAAACATTCTTAAAAAATCATCCTTCCTACTTTCTAATAAAACTTGACTAAGATTCATAATATTGTACTTTTATCATAAATATAAATAAAAACCGATTATTACACTAATTCATGGTTACTTATATTTATTATTATAAACTTTACTAAAAAAATATCAACTATGGGATGCGGATGTAAAAACAAAAACAAAAACCAAACAAAACAAAGTTCACAAACTGTTAAAAGTACAAACACTCAAACTGTTAAAGAAGCCATCAAAAAGACGGTTGAAAAGTATTACGATAAGAAGTAATTAAACAAAATAAGGGATTGGGGTAAATAGGTGAGGTAAAACTCACCTTTTTTTATATTTATATGTAAATAACGTGTTATGAAAGAAAAAATTATCAATATACTATCGGGAGGTTCAGGTGAGGTTGAAGACTTTATCAACCGTTATCTCAATGGAGATAAGGATAGTTTTTTTGATTTGTTAGAAAGGTTTGGGTTACTTCAAAACTCCGACACATACGAAAGTGTTATTGAAATGTTTCCAATGACTTATCTAAGAAAGAGTTATATTGATGACCGTAAAAAAACTATCGATAACATTGTTTCCACTTATAGTGATATAACTAAGAAAGGTGATAAATATTTTTTAACTCTTGGTGAAAGGTCAGACTTAAGTATTTTTTTTAAATCAGATGACGGTAATCGTGAAATGTCATCATCGGAAATGGTTAAAAATATTTTAGGTGAAGATGATTGGTTCGAACCATTTAGCGATGTTACTCAAAATTTGTATACCGATGTTATTGAAGAGTTAAATGAAAAAAATAAATTCTTACTTGCCAAATCAATATCTGAAGAATTATCAGGAACTCAAATTTCACCCGAAACTGAGTTATTAGAAAATATGGCTAAAGACCAAGGTCACCCCGATTATGTTGATGTTAAAGACCCTATGTTAGTAATGGATATTTTAGAAGAAGATGAAACATCTACTAAAGTTTTATTAGATGAAGCTTCTGAAGTTTCAAGTAATTTATATTCACTTCACCATAACTCATATAATACAGCATATACCGATGAAAAGTATAATGAAATAATGAGTGAAGTTAGAAGTTTATTGGAGATAGATAATAGTGGTGATTGGGAATCTAAGACCATAAAGAATAGTAAAGGTGAGGAGAAAACTATATATAACTACATCATTGAAGTTACCAAATTCATACCTTTTTTATTTAGTTCAATTTTTAATGATGACTATCAATTAGATGATTATAGAAATGCATTTGACTATTATGGTGACTTTGAAGACCTCACTAAAGAAATGATTACTGAGGAAGTAATTGAAGGTGCATCAATGAGTAGAAGTTATTATGATTATGCCGACCATACTTTAGTTAAAAAGTATTTAAATGATATGATTATTGATTACGTTTAAACTTTCCCTCTAACTCAGTTAGTTCACCATCTTTATCCTTTAAGATTAATTCTTGTTCCTTAATTGCTTCAAATAATACTGAGATTAATTGTTCATAACTAACTTTATAACCTCTTTCTTCTGAACCACCAATTAATTCAGGTAAAACTTCTTTTACCTCTTGAGCAATAACTCCAATATCTTTTCTACCACCATCAAGTAAAACGGTACCATCGAGATTTTCTTCTTTCCATATAAATTCAACACCACGTAGATTTAAAACTTTCTGTAAAGGTGTATCAATTTTTTTAATATTTTCCTTTAATCTTTTATCGGAAAAAGAACCCGCCGGACCTTGGGCTCCTGCCGGTCCTTGAGTTCCTTGAATACCTTGTGAGCCTTGACTTGAAGTTCGTCCTTTTAAACCTTTTTCTCCGGTTCTACCTTTAATCCCTTTAAGTCCTTTTGGTCCTTTTTGTCCTGCTGGCCCTGTTGGTCCGCCAGAACCTGTAGGTCCTTTTGGACCTTGCGGACCTTGTGGTCCATCTTTACCAAGTACACCTTTTGGACCTTTAGGTCCTTTATAACCTTTATGTCCTTTTAGGCCTTTTGGTCCTTTAGCTCCTTTAGGACCTTTAGGTCCTTTAAGACCTTTTTCAGTACTTGCCGGTCCTTGTGGTCCTGTATCACCTACGTCTCCTGACCCTTGAGATAATCTTGGTCCTTTTAAACCTTGGGGTCCTTGCGGTCCTCTAGGACCTTTGTAACCTTTTGGACCTTTAAATCCTTTTTCCCCTGTATTCCCCTTATGACCTTTAGGTCCTTTGGGTCCTTGTCCACCTTTGAACCCTTTAGGTCCTTTTGGTCCTTGACTACCTACATTTCCTCTTGGTCCCTTTTCTGAACTTGCCGGACCTTCTTTACCTGTCGGACCTGTCGCCCCTCCAGAGGCTTTGGGTCCTTGTGGACCTGTAGGCCCTTGCGGTCCTCGTGGTCCTTGGGGTCCTCGTGGTCCTGGCTCATTACCATCAGCACCTACAGCCCCTTTAGGTCCTTGTGGACCTTGTCCAGGTTGATAACCTGTAGGTCCTTGTGGACCTTGTCCACCTCTCGGACCTTTAATACCTTTATTACCTTTATCCGTACTTGCCGGACCTTGTGGTCCTGTAGGTCCATTAAGACCTTGACTAGCTTTAGGTCCTTGTGGTCCTTGTGAACCCTGAGGCCCTCTTGGACCCTTATTACCTTCTGGTCCCCTAACAGAACTTGCCGGTCCTTGTGGACCTTGTTGACCCGTTGCCGCTCTCGGCCCTTTGTAACCCTTAATACCTTTATCTGATGTTTGTGATTTAAGACCACCTTTTAAACCTTTATTACCTTTATCAGTACTTGATGGACCTGTCGGTCCTTGTGGACCTGTATCACCACCAGAACCTTGTGTTGCCTTAGGCCCTTGTGGTCCTAAATCACCTTTAATACCTTTATTACCTTGTGGACCTCTATCTGTACTTGCCGGACCTTGTGGTCCTGTAGGTCCATTAGTACCTTGACTAGCTTTAGAACCTTGTGGTCCTTGCGAGCCTTGGCTTTGTCGTGGACCTATAGCTCCTTTTGGTCCTGCAGTATTACCTGCCGGTCCTTTGGGTCCTGTTGGTCCTTGAATACCTGTACCTGACGCACTACCTTGGGGACCTCGGTTACCATCATTACCTTGTGGTCCTTTTGGTCCTATTGGACCTCTATCAGTACTTGCAGGTCCTTTTGGTCCTGTAGGACCTGTTGCCCCATTAGATGCTTTAGGTCCTTGTGACCCTTGTGTACCTCTCCCTGTCTGTAAACCTTTTGGTCCTTTATAACCTTTTAAACCTTTATCTGTTGAAGATGGTCCCTTATCACCTTGTGTGGTATTTTTAGTACCTTTTGGTCCTGTAGGACCGGTGGGGCCATTTGGTCCTTTAGTACCTTTATAACCTTTTTGCCCTTTAATACCTTTATCAGTACTTGATGGACCTGTCGGTCCTTGTCCACCGGTAGTTCCCTTTGGTCCTGTCGGACCTTGAGGTCCTTGTCCACCTTGATTACCTCTAGGACCTTTTGGTCCTTGTGTTCCTTTATCAGTATTAGTTGGACCTGTTGGTCCTTGTGGACCTTTAAGTCCTTTATCGGCATTATTAGGTCCTGTTGGTCCGTTGGGTCCTGTTGGTCCCGTTATACTATTTCCAATAGTTCCTCTCGGTCCATCTGTACCTTTCGGTCCTTTGATACCTTTGATACCTTTATTACCTTTATTTGTGGACGTACCACTCGGACCTTTTTCAGCTGTTGGACCTGTTGGTCCTTGTGTTCCTCTCGCCCCTTTAGGTGAAGTACCAATTGTACCTCTCGGTCCTTGAAAACCTTTAGGTCCCTTATCACCTGTAGGTCCTTGTAGTCCTTTATCTGTATTTGTTGGTCCAATATCTCCACCAACGGCAACATCACCTATAAGTCCCTTTTCATTATTACCTTGAGGTCCCTGAGGCCCTTGTGGTCCTCTTAACCCTTTAGTACCTTCTGGTCCTTTTAAACCTTTGTCAGAACTTGCAGGTCCAATTGGTCCTTGTGGACCTGTAGGTCCTTGTGACCCTGAACTAGTTGATGATTGTGGTCCGATTAATCCTTTAATACCTTTGATACCAATTAATCCCTTTAACCCTTTCGTACCTTTATCAGTACTTGCCGGTCCTTGAGGTCCGTTATCTCCACCAGAACCTGTAGGTCCTTTTAGTGAATCACCCTGCAACCCTCTATCTCCATCAAATCCTTTTGGTCCTGTCGGTCCTTGTGGACCTATTGGTCCTTTAACGGCTGCTGGTCCACCTGGACCTGTTGGACCTTGTGGTCCGATAAATCCTTTTTCACCTTGTGTACCTATTACACCTCTACCTTGTTTAGGTCCTTTAATACCCTTGATACCTTTAATACCCTTGATACCTTTATCACCTTTGTCTGTAGATTGTGGACCTCTTGGTCCTAAATCACCATCAGGTCCTTGTACACCTACAATACCATCAGGACCTTGCGGACCTTGTGGTCCTGTAAGACCTTTTATACCTTTGTTACCAATAGGTCCTTTATCAGCGGTAGGTCCTGTTGGTCCTTGTGGTCCATTATCCCCATCTGTCGACCTAACACCTTTATCACCTTGTGGACCTTGATTTCCAAGAATACCTTTTTGTCCCTTTACACCTTTTATACCTTTTGGTCCTTTTTGACCTTTATCTGATGATGTCGGCCCTTTTAAACCTGTTGGCCCTTGAGGTGAATCACCACCTATACTACCTTTTGGTCCTTGTTCAGGTTTTAGACCCTTATTTCCTTTAACACCTTTAAGACCTGTCGGACCTTTAGTTCCTTTATCTGAAGATGTTAACCCTTTTAGACCTGTTGGTCCTTTAAGACCTTTTGTTGAGTCTGACGGCTTTAACCCTTTTAACCCTTTAGGTCCAACAATACCTTTCTCACCTTGTGGTCCTCGGTTACCTTTATCCCCTTTGACTGAAAGCTCACCTTTGATTCCTTTTTCTCCGTCAGAACCAATACCACCTTTGATACCGAAGTCACCTTTATCACCTGTAGGTCCAACGATTCCCTGAATACCTTTATTACCTTTTAAACCTTTATCACCGTCAACACCTTGTAGTCCTTTGAGACCTTTTTGACCTTTAAGACCTTCTGTCTGCCCAACCCAATGACCTCCAGAGTCAACTACCATCATACTACCAACATAAAGTTCACTATTAATAACATTAACCTCACCTGGTAATGATAATGGAGTAGCACTATCAGATATTTTAAAAATATTTGTAGAAGACTTAAATACTAAATCACCTGTAGTATCTATTTCAATAGTATAATCAACACCTGTACCACTAAAAATTATATGTGGATTGGTGTTTAATGTACTTCCCGTAGGATATATTATAATATTAGCCATTAATCTATTTGTGTTCTTAACCAGTTTATTTGTTCCTCTATGTCTTCAATAAATACTTGTTGACTTTTAATCGCTTCAATAATTAATGCATTTAATTTATAATACTTAATAGCTAAATAACCATCATCCCTTCTATAAACTACTTCAGGATATAATAAGTTTATTTCTTGTGCTATCATACCAATTGAATGTAATTTTTGTCTTTCCTTTAAGAAGTCATATCCTGTATAATTTTCATTCCAATCATATTCCGTAACATTAATTTTTAGTAACTTATTCAAAGAGTCACTTAATGTTTTAGTACCATGTTTAAGTCTACTATCAGAAGCCCTACAATCGGCACAAGCATATATTTCACAAGCATTTACTACTGATTTAGGTGGTGGTGTAATTACCCATGAAAATAAAACTCCACCTAAGTTGACCGCGTCCCATATAGTTATAAAATCTGTAGATAGATTTCTCATACATGGTAATCCCTCAAATTCTCTACAATCTTTACAATCTGGGTCAGTATAGAGGATATCACCCTGAGCTAATGGTTGTATATCACCTTTATATACAGTCAAATTTACCTTATCTCCACATGGGCTACTTCTACCATTACAATACGCACAATCTTCACCTGCTCTTACCGCAATGTCATGAGCGAAACAAAACGCACCACCTGTGGGTCCTTTTATACCTTTATTACCTTTTAAACCTTTTGGTCCTGTTGGTCCAGATAACGCTGCTGGTCCATCTGACCCTTGTGGGCCTCTTGGTCCTTGTGGACCTTGAAGACCTTGTGGACCACTACCACCTTGTCGACCTTTATACCCTTTAGGTCCTTTATAACCTTTATAACCTTTTGGTCCTGTTGGTCCTTGTGGTCCGGGATTTCCAGCGATACCTGTTTGACCCTTATCTGTAGAAGCATTACCTCTCGGACCTTGTGGTCCTCTTGGTCCTGTTTTAGATGATTGTGACCCTTTCGACCCTTGAGGTCCTCTTGGGCCCTTGTAACCTTTAATTCCTTTATGTCCTTTTAAACCTTTTGGTCCTAATGGTCCTATTGGTCCTGTCGGTCCTTGAGATGTGCTTTGGGTACCTATTAGTCCTCTACCACCTTGTGGACCTCTACCACCTTGTGGACCTTTTGGTCCTTTTGGTCCTTTAGTTGTATTAGTTGTTCCTTGTGGACCACGAGTACCTTTATCACTATTTGCTGGCCCTGTAGGTCCTAACTGACCCTTTAAACCTTTCTCACCTGTAATACCTTTTAGTCCTTTGAAAGCGGCTGGACCTCCAATACCTACAGCACCTTTTGGTCCTTTTGAAGTACTTTGAGGACCTGTCGGTCCTTGTGGACCTTTTGGTCCTTTTAGTCCTGTTGGACCTGTATCACCATTTTGAGCGGTCGGTCCATTTGGCCCTCTTTCTCCTTTATAACCTTTAACTGAACTACCAGTTCCTTGTGGTCCTAAAGGTCCTTTATACCCTTTATGTCCTTTTAACCCTTTTAACCCTTTGAATGCTGCGGGTCCACCTGCACCTGTTGGACCTGTTGGACCACTTTGTGTTCCTTGATTTCCTGTCGGTCCTTTAGGTCCTATTAAACCTTTTGTACCTTTTAATCCTTTGAATGCTGTCGGTCCTGTCTGTCCTTGAGGACCTCGTGGTCCTTTATCACCAGCAACACCTGTTGTCGCTCCTTGTGGTCCTAAAGGTCCCTTATATCCTTTAGGTCCTTTAGTCCCTTTTTTACCTTTAATACCTTTAAATGCTGCCGGACCTGTTGGACCTTGTGGTCCTCCATCGGCAGTTGATGGTCCTTGTGGTCCCTTAGGTCCTTTATACCCTTTATGTCCTTTTAACCCTTTTAACCCTTTGAATGCTGTCGGTCCATTATCCCCTGTTGGACCTTGAGGTCCACCATCTCCTGTCGCTGAACCTATTGGACCTTTTGGTCCATAAGCCCCTTTAATACCTTTTTGACCTTTAAGTCCTTTATAGGCTGTTGGTCCATTATCTCCTCCAGGTCCTGTAGGTCCTTGAGATGTACTTTGTGTTCCTTTCGGCCCTTTAGGTCCTTTAGGTCCTTTATAACCTTTTATTCCTTTTAGTCCTTTAAATGCTGCCGGACCTGTTGGACCTTGTGGTCCTTGTTCTCCACCAGTACCTGTTGTTGTTCCTCTTCCACCCTGTGGTCCTCTTGGTCCCTTAATACCTATTAATCCTTTACTACCTTTTACTCCATCAGTTGCTCTTAATCCTTTGAGACCTTTTTGACCCTTAAGACCTTTAACTGTTGAAGTAGTACCTCTACTACCATCTGGACCTTTATAACCTTTTTGACCTTTTATACCTTTATCACCATCAGTGGCTCTAAAACCTTTTTGACCTTTAATTCCTTTGTCACCTGCAGATACACTTATTAAACCTTTATCACCAGTAACACCTTTTAACCCTTTTAAACCTTTAGGTCCTTTATTACCTTGTGGTCCTTTATAACCTTTTTGACCTTTGATACCTTTATAACCCTTTTGCCCTTTGATACTTTCAGGACCTTGTGGGCCCGCATCACCTTGACTGGCTTTAAGTCCTTTATTTCCTTGAGGCCCTATTAAACCTTTTAACCCTTTAAAACCTTTATTACCTTTTAATCCTTTAAGTCCTTTATTACCTTGGTCCGCCACTGGTCCCGTTGGTCCTTGTGGTCCTCCATCACCTTGACTCGCGATTAAACCTTTAGGTCCTTTAGGTCCCTTAACACCTTTCTTACCTTTTAATCCTTTATAACCTTTATTACCTTTATCTCCCTGTGGTCCTCTTTGACCCTTTTCCCCTGTAGGTCCTAACTCATTACCTTGGCTTGTTGGCCCTTGAGGTCCTTTTGTCCCATCAATACCCTTTTTACCTTTTAACCCTTTTAATCCTTTAAGTCCTTTAAGACCTTTATCCGCTCCCTCACCATCTTGTGAAACTGGACCTTGAGCTCCTTGGTCAGCAATTGCTCCTTGTGGTCCTTGTGGACCAAGTAATCCTTTTCGACCTTTTAAACCTTTGAGACCTTTATCACCTTTATTACCGGTCAGACCTTTATCGGATTGAGGACCTGTTGGTCCCGTATCTCCTTGGCTAGCTATTAGACCTTTGACACCTTTAATACCTTTAAGACCTTTATTACCTCTTCTACCTTTAATACCTTTTTCACCTTTATCGGTAGAAGTTTCACCTCTACCACCTGTAGGTCCTTGGTCACCATCAGGACCTATTTGACCTTTGGGTGAAACACCTATGGAACCATCAGGTCCTTTAATACCTTTTGGTCCAACAACTCCAACTTCACCTTTTGGACCTTTTAAATCACCAACAGGTCCATCAACACCGATAGGTCCCTTTTCACCTACCACACCTTTTGTTCCACTATCGGTATCAGGTCCTTTAGCCCCTTTTAAACCTTTTAATCCTTTTAATCCTTTTAATCCTTTAGTTCCTTTATCGTCACCAGCGATTCCTTTATTACCTTCGTCACCAGTTTCACCTTGTTGTCTTAGAAAAGACGTTAAAGCGTTTGTAACAACGGATTCCGTAAAATTACTAACAGTAGGGTCAACATCAAATCCAAAATGTTTTAGTCCTGAACCATTTTTAAAACTACTTTCTAAATTTGTATAACAAGTTTCAGACGTTAAACCTGAATATACATTTGTTCTTGTTAATGCACTTAAATTTAAGTTTTCAGGACCAACTGAAGTTATGTTATCACCATATCTGTTTAAAAACTCATTACTAGTGATGGTACTACCCTCAATTGCTGCTACTGCATGTTGAACAAACGCATAAGTTGAAGTACCTCTAAGTGGGTTTACAACTGGATAAACTAAACCTTGAGCATTACCCCCTCTATTGGATATAATATCTTCATATACTTGAACATAAGAACAGTAATCGTGTAAATACCTATTCGTATATTCATCACCCGCATTATTATTCCAATAATTACCATTTAATTCAAATGGTTTATTATACAAATCACTCTTAGTTGGATTACTATTAGTCCCACCTACCTGTCCATGATATAAACCAACAAGACCATCTGACTCATCAGCAACAATAATTACCAAATAGTTAGTATTATCACCACCAAATGAACCTTGTCCCGATGTTTCCGTATTATTTAAATCACTATGGTCAAAAGGTACACCCTGAGATATTGTTTCAGCGGCACCTGTATCTAAATTAACACCTCTGTTAATTCTTCTATATATCGTTTCACCATCATTAAATTGTGAGTTTCTTGGTACACAATTACCACCTGAGTTAGACTTACAATAATCAGATTGATAAGTTGCATTAGGTACAGCACTATTAAATTCATTAATTTGTGTGTTATCAGATAAGGTACCTCCGGATAGTGAACCAAGATATGGGTAAGATGCCCACCATAACCAGTTTTCACCATTATGAGAATTTTTACCAATTACCCCCTCGTATAGTTTATTAATATCACCATCACCATTTACCGTTTGGAACCAATCTCTAACACTCTGCGAAGCTTCTTTAGCTTTATCACTTGGCATTGATGTCGCGTCATAGAAAACATAAACATCTACATTTGCAGTAATCCCAATTGGTCCTTGAGGTCCTTTTACACCTACCTCACCTTTTGGACCAATTGGTCCTTTATTAGTACCTGTGGGTCCTTGGTTACCTTTACTCGCCGATAATCCTGTAGGACCTTTCAGTGAGTCACCAATTAATCCCTTTATACCTTTATTACCTTTGAAACCTTTAAACCCTTGTGGTCCTACTGGACCTTTTAAAGATGTCGGACCTATTGGTCCTGTATTACCCTGAGGACCTATTTGACCTTTGACACCTGTTGGCCCTATAGGTCCTTGGTTAGCCTTTTCTCCTTTGATACCTTTTAACCCCTTAGTACCTTGGTCACCCTGTGGACCTTGTTCAGTAGAAGTTATACCTTTTAAACCTTTTTTACCTTTTAAACCTTTTTCTCCATCAACCGCTCTACTACCCTTAAGACCTGTAGGTCCATTTGGACCTTGTGTACCAGTCGGTCCAATCATATTCATAGGGTAACCCTTCCACTTACCTAAGTCATCAATTAGTTCGTTACTATTCTCTTTCTTTACTGAAACAGACGGCATAAACTTTATATTATCTAACTCTAAGTTTGAAGTAATTTTAAAATCATTACCTAAGTGGGTGTTGAAATTTAATTCACCACTATTATAGTCAATATTAATCATAGTACTATTAGTACCTGAAAAACTGATTGTCCCACCCGTTGGATTTATTTTAATGTCTCTACCCATTTAAAATTTTTGATTTTAATATGTTAATTCTATCTGTTATATTTTCAATACGTGTGTTTTGTTCTTGTATAGAACCTATACCAATCGCAACTAATTTACCGTACTCAAGTTTTAGATAACCACTCTCACTATTAAATACAACTTCAGGTATAACTTTTTCAATATCTTGAGCGATAAATCCAAAATCTTCACCATAATTATTTTCAAATTTAGTTGACCCACCTTTCCATGTAAACTTTACACCGTCAATTAATTTTAACTTACTTAGATTACCTTTTAAAGATTTAATATTATTTTTTAATCTTTTATCTGATGCTGGACCTTGTAGTCCCTGTGGTCCTTGTAAACCTCTTGGTCCTTTTGGACCTTTAGGTCCTTGTCCACCAGTTGGCCCTGTCGCACCACCACTACCAGCCGGTCCTTGTGGTCCTGTCGGTCCCTGTGGTCCACTTGTTCCTTGTCCTCCTCTTGGTCCCGTACTACCAATTGGCCCTCTTAGTCCTTTTACCCCCTTTACTGTTGATGTTGGTCCTTTTGGTCCTATCGGACCTTTATCCGTACTTGCCGGACCTTGTGGTCCTGTTGGACCTGTTGGTCCAAGGTCATTACCAATTGGCCCTGTTGGTCCTTTTACTGTTGAAGTATTACCTTGCGGACCTATTGGTCCTTGACTACCTTGTTTTTCAATAGGGCCTTTTAGTCCTTTAAGACCCTTTAACCCTTTTTCAGTACCTGCTGGTCCTTGTGGTCCCGTTGGTCCATTTGAACCTCCACCACCTGTTGGCCCTGTTGGACCACCTGACCCATTTGACCCACCTGGACCTGTTGGTCCATTTGAACCTCTTGGTCCTTTATAACCTTTTATACCTTTATCTGTAGATTGTAGACCTCTTGGTCCTTGTGAGCCTTGTGGTCCTCTATTTCCTTTAGGTCCTTTACTACCTTGTAGACCTTTAAGACCTTTATCTGTACCTATAAAACCTTTTTGACCTTTATCTGTAGATTGAGAACCTTGTGGTCCCTTAATACCTTTACGTCCCTTTGGCCCTTTTCGCCCTTTTAATCCTTTAACACCCTGTAGACCCCTTTCTGAACTTGACGGTCCTATTGGTCCTTTTACTGTTGAATCATTTCCTCTTGACCCTTGAGGTCCTTGATTACCTCTATTACCCTTCGGCCCTTTTGGCCCTTTAAGTCCCTTTAAACCTTTTTCAGTACTTGGCTGTCCTTTTAATCCTTTTACTGTTGAATCATTTCCTCTTGGTCCTTGCGGTCCTCGTATACCTTTATCACCTTTTATTCCTGAATCACCAACTGCACCTTTTTGACCTTTAGTATTATTAGTTGGACCTTTTGGTCCTTGTGTAGTTGAAGCTGAACCTCTTGGTCCTTGCGGTCCTTGCGACCCCTGATTTCCTCGATTACCTTTAACTCCTTTTAAACCTTTTGGACCTTTAGTTGTATTATCTATCCCTTTAAACCCTTTAACCGTTGAATTGGCTCCTCTAACACCTTGTGGTCCTTGGTTACCTCTATTACCCTTTGGCCCTTTTAAACCTTTTAGTCCTTTTAGCCCTTTTTCAGAATTATTTGGTCCTTTCGCCCCTTTTACTATTGATGTCGCACCTTGTGCCCCTCTATTACCAACAGAACCTCTTGGCCCTTTAGGTCCTTTATAACCTTTCTGTCCTTTAATACCTTTAGTAGTACTGGTTATACCTTTATACCCCTTTACGGTTGATGTTGCTCCTTGTGGTCCTCTTGGACCTTGACTACCTCTATTACCTTTAACTCCTTTTAAACCCTTTAACCCTTTATGACCTTTAGTGTCATTGGTTGGACCTTGTGGACCCGTTGGTCCTGCAGCGGCTTGGTCCCCCTGTGGTCCCTGTGGACCTTTTTGACCTTTATCAGTAGATTGTTTTCCTTGTTGTCCTCTATTACCAACCGGACCTCTATCGGTACTTGCCGGTCCTGTTGGTCCTTGTGCGGCTTGACTCCCTCTACTTCCTTGTGGACCTTTTTGACCCTTATCAGTAGATTGTGAACCTCTATCGCCTTGAGGACCCTTAAGTCCTTTTTCCTCAGACTGTGGACCTCTATTACCTTTGTCGGATGATACACCAATATTACCTCTGTTACCTGTTGGCCCTTGCGGTCCTTTACCTCCTCTTACACCATCACTTCCTTGTGGTCCACGTCCACCAGTTAAACCCTTTAAACCTTTTTGTCCTTTTATACCTTTATCAGTTGAAGTTGGACCTTGTGGTCCTTGGTCACCCTGTGGTCCCTGTTCCCCTACAGTTCCTGTACTTGATTGTGGACCTTGTAACCCAATAGGTCCTTTAGGTCCTTCAATACCCTTTAAACCTTTAGGTCCCTTAAGACCCTTATCGGTTGAAGTAGCACCTCGATTACCTTTATCACCTATAGACGCCTGATTACCTGTTGGACCTTGTGGACCTTGTGAATTTTTAGGTCCTTTTAAACCTTTATTACCCTTAAGACCTTTAAGTCCTTTGAATGGTGTTGGTCCAACTACACCCTTTATACCTTTGTCACCTGTCGAGGCTATACTACCTTGATTACCAATCGCACCTTGAGGTCCTTGTGGTCCTCTATTACCTTTTAGACCTTTAATACCTTTTAGACCTTTCTGACCTTTATCATCACCTTTAGGTCCTGTTGGTCCAGTAGGTCCTTGTGATGCTTGTGTACCGATACCTCCTTGAGTACCTCTATTAGGTTTTAAACCTTTTAAACCCTTTACACCTTTTAACCCTTTTTGACCCTTAATACCCTTATCTGTTGAAGTGATTCCTTGTAATCCTTGTGGTCCTTGTGGTCCTTGTGTAGTTGTACTGGCTTGTGGTCCTTTAATACCTTTCGGACCTTTTGTTCCTTGAAGACCTTTAAGTCCCTTGTCCCCTTTATAACCTATTGGTCCTTGAGTCCCCGTTGGACCTTGTTGACCATTATCACCACTTACAGCAATAAGTCCTTTATGTCCCTTCACACCCTTAAGACCTTTCACACCCTTAAGACCTTTAACACCTATCAGCCCTTTTATACCTTTTTCTCCTGTTGGACCTTTAGGTCCTATGGGTCCTTGTGAACCAACACTTGCTATTGGTCCTTGTAATCCCTGAGTACCTTGAATACCTTTCGGACCTTTTGTTCCTTGAAGACCTTTAAGTCCTTTAAGTCCTTTATCCGCAGATGAACCCGATTGTGAAACTGGTCCTTGTGGTCCTAAAGAACCTTTTTTACCTTTTTCACCTTCAATACCTTTGACACCTTTAGGTCCTTGTGGTCCTTTTAAACCCTTATTACCTTTATCACCAACAATACCTTTATCTGAATTTGAACCTTGTAAACCTACAGGTCCTTGACTGGCTTTATCTCCAATAGCACCTTTAATACCCTCTTCACCCTGAACTCCACGATTACCTTTTTCACCTTTCGGACCCACTTCAGTGGATGTTGGACCTTGTGGTCCTTTTAAACCTTTATCACCATCATTTTGGAACGCCCAACTAGTACCTATAGTACCAAATCTACCTTTGAGACCTTTTAACCCTTTTCTACCTTTATCACCTTGTGGTCCATCAACACTTGTACCTCTATTAGCTGTTGGCCCTACAGGTCCCTGTACACCTTTTAAACCTTTATCACCGTCAACACCATGATTACCTTTTAGTCCTTGAGTACTACCTTTCCAACCACCAGTGTCCGTAATAGAACCAACACTATTAAATGCTACGTCATTACCTAAGATAATAGAACCTTTAACATTTAACCTATCTTCATCAATAACAACTAAAGCATCACCATGTGTTGCACCTGAAAAAGTTAGACGACCGTCATTGTGAACATTTAATGAAATAGTATCACCATTAGTGTTCTCAAAAATAATATAAGGAAGTGTCGTACCTGTTGGTTGTGGTACTATTATAATGTTTTTAGCCATTGGTGCAATTCAAAGGGTTTATCTTATTTTATAAATACTCACAAAAAAGTTTATTATTCATTTTAAATACCGATTTGTATTTATCATTCAAGTTTTTTTTTATATAATACATTTAATAAATATTTAAAAGTCATTTAATATGCCGAACTACATAGTACAAACTTATTCAAGAGGTGAAGACTTAACTAATCTATTAGTTAATAAGGTAATTCTTGAGATAGAAAAAGAAACTAAAAATCATAAAACAAACATACAAGTAATAAACAACAGTAACTTTATAGTGGTGAGAGGAAATACCACACATAAAACACCAATTAACTTATCTAAATTATTTATATCATATTATAAAACACTCTTTAGTAGTGATATAAATTTAAATGTTGTTGACCTTATCGAATATGACACACCTGTTGAGGAAGAATCGATTTATTTTAAAAAAACATATACTAAAGATGAGTTATCCGATTCAATAAAAAAACAAACCTATTTAGATACGTTAAATAATAAACACTACAGGTTTACCGCTTGTACTGATTTAAACATTGTATTTACTACAAATGATTTTAATGAAGATATCATAAGTGATGTGTTAAATAATTTTGAGGATTATAAAATTTTAAAAAATAATTCTTCTGTTGAAACTTTTAAATCATCACAACATTACGGTAAAAACTTAAAAACATCTAAACTTTTTGAGTCGTACTTTAACTACATTGTTTATAATATATTTGAGAGAGGATTATGTCGTGACTTAACCGTTGAATTTTTTACAGACGCTAAGTTTGACACAATTAATTGGGAGAATATATCACTTAAAGTTACCTCAGACAGTTTAATGACAAGTAATGAGTGGTTAGAATCTTTAATTTTAGATTTATTTACATTTAAACCTGATGAAATAATTAAGAGGTGGGATTTGAATGAGTATGATTTCTCAGAAGAAATCATAAGTCATTTTAATATATGGAAAGTAAAAGATAAAGTAGGTGAAATGATATTATTTTAAATATCGTTTCACCTTAACCAAAGCTTCGTCTAAATCTTCAAAGTCATCATCAGGTACCAGTAATTTTATGTTAGATGTTTTGTCACCTTTTTCAACAGTCAATAACATAAACGCAGGAATAAACTCACTATCCGTAGCCTGAACAAATAAGTCGTATTCATTTTTAAAGACATCTATATCTCTTGGTGTAAACTCAATTTTAGAGTCCTTTAACATTTTTTTCATATCATCACAGTGACGACAACCTTTCATGGTGTAAACTATAACTTTTTTCATTTTAATATCATTCTATTATTAATAACTATTGCGTCAACATCACTATTATTAAATAAATCAATAGCGTCCTCTATTGTTTCAACTATTGGTTGACCGTTTATATTTAAAGAAGTGTTAAGTACCATAGGAATATTGGTATATTTTTCAACTTCTCTTATCAACTCATAATAAGTTGGATTATCTTTTTGATTAACTGTTTGAACTCTAGCAGTACCGTCAACATGAGTAATGGATGGTACTAAGTCAGGTTTTTTAACAGGACATGTATATAACATAAAAGGTGATGGAACATCAATATCAAAATACTCCTGACAGTTTTCTTCAGTAACCGATGGTGCAAATGGTCTAAACCATTCTCTAAATTTAATTCTAGCGTTTAAGATATCTTTCATATTAGGGTCAACAGGATTAGCTATAAATGAACGATTACCTAACGCTCTTGGTCCAAATTCTGAACCTCCTTGAAACCACGCAATAATTTTAGATTCACTAATCATTTTAGAGATTACCTTCACATCATATTTCTCACCAATAGTTTCATTAGTATATTTTTTACCCGTATAAACAATTTCTGAATTACTATACTCTTTATTATCATTACCTAAAATATGATGATAAGAATAAAGTGTAGAACCAACAGATAACCCATCATCACCTGAAGCGGGATATATGTAAATGTTTTTAAATTTACTTTCTTTAAGTATTTTATAATTAACATTACAGTTTAAAAATGAACCACCCGCCAAACATAAATTACCACCATTATAACCTTTTGTTAATTCGTATAATTCATCAACAAACATCAGAACTATTTTTTCAAAAATATATTGTACTGAAGATGCTAAGTCCATACCCTTTACCGTATCAACTTCTGAATTAGTTAGTATTGTTCTATTACCACTAAACTTAGGTTTTTCTTTATATAATACATTATCTTTTTCTATCCAACCCCTATAGGTATGTGGGGGTAATCCCGATAATTTAGAACCCATTATATAATAAAACTCTAAATCACCTGAACTTAATTTACCGTTATTATTAATTATAAAATCCTTCCATTGATTAATAGCTATTTCATTGGGTTTACCAAATGATGATAATCCCATCAACGTTCCAGCTTTAGTTAATCCAGGACCTATCGATAACCAATCAGTCATTTTGTCATAAAAAACACCAACTAAAGTATTAGGTGCCCCTAAAATTTCTAATCTATCATTACTACCGTAATGGTAAGACCCACTTTTTTCAGGATATTCACCCGAAGCGTCTAATGTCATTATGACAGATTTTTTAAATGGTGATGTGTAAAAAGATGATGCAGCATGTGCAGTTTGATGATTTACTAAGTAACCTTTTTTTACATAGTGACCCTCTAAAACCACATTAATATTTATGAAAGGGAATGACTCCCTATCTGTAGTTGGTGTCACTAACCAATTATCATTAAATATATCATACCCATGTTTGGTTAGAGGTGGGAGTTCACCTTTAAATGGACTATCTTCATCTTTATCTAAATAAATTTCTATAAATCCGTTTGAGTTCCATTTATCGTACCCCCCAACACTTATATAGTCAACTTCATCAAATGAAATATTAGAATCACTTAAAACATAATCTATCGCTACCCAATCAATGTAAGAAGTTTTTTTAAGTCTATAAATTCTTTCACATGATATAGATGAAATAACTTTACCATCTTTTAAAAGTGAAACTGAAGCATCATGACCTAAATTTAACCCTAATATAATCATCTACAATATATTGTTTGCCATTTCAATTATTTGATTCTCTTGAACTAAACCTATTTTTGTTTCAACATTTTTACCTTCGTTGAAAGCCAACAATGCAGGTATTGAACGAACACCTAATTTTGCAGACATTTGATTATCAGACTCAATGTTAAATTTATATAGATTAACTTGATGACCTTCACTTGTCATTTTCTTATCTACACTTTCAATTATTCTTGATAACATTCTACATGGTCCACACCAATCAGCATACATATCTACTATAAATTTTTCACCACTATTAATTTTTTCCTGTAATTCTTCCGAGTTTAATATTCTCATCTTATATTGTTTTTAAATTTTTATAACTTCTTAAAAAGAAAATCATACCGTCTGATGATTCTTCTTTACAAATCGTATAGAACTTATAAGTATTTTCGTCCTTCCTTTTAATGAAATATAAGTAATTAAAAGTTTCCGAAAACCTTATAAGTCCTTCCTTTAATATTACTTGACCACCATTAAATAATTTGTGTGACCAAATAATCTCATTTTTTTCTAACATTCGGTTTAAAGCCTCATGAGTGTAAAACTCAGTTTCAATAACTGTTGATAAAGTATGAGCACCTTTACCAATTAGATTATTAACGTGAGTTAATACTTCTTTAGGTAAAAGATACTCTTCTTTATTATTTTGGTTATTATTTTCCATTACTCAACATCCCTATCTAACGGTTCAGTCAAAACCATTTCTTTAACTTCATCACTTACTTTTACATCACTATACATATTGTGTAGAGTTTTATACAACTCTTCCGCGTGGTTAATAGATTCATCAATAATATTAATTATTCGGTAAGGGTCAGCATTTGATGCTGGTCTTCTATCTTCAACATATCCTTTCCATTCTTTTTCAGTCGATATTGGGACTCTAATTGACGCTCCTCGGTCAGAAACACCCCAACTAAATTTATGAATTGATTGTGTTTCGTGGTCACCGGTTAATCTCATATCATTAGACGAACCATAACACTTAATATGTTCCATATGTCTCGATTCAAACGTCTTAAATATAGCATCAAAATATTGCTTTCCACCTTCTTCTCTCATTTTTGTATTTGAGAAATTACAATGTAATCCAGAACCATTCCAATCACCAGTAACAGGTTTAGGGTGATATTCAATATTAAATCCATAGTCCTCAGACATTTGATTTAATATGTATCTTGATATCCACAAGTCATCACCTGACTTTAATTTACCTTTACCTAGTACTTGATATTCCCATTGACCTAACATTACCTCAGCATTTGTACCTGTAACCTCAATTCCCGCCATGATACAATTTTCCATATGTTGCTCAACAAAAAGTCTACCATTAACTTGACCATTACCCACACCACAATAGTATTTACCTTGTGGTTCAGGAAAACCATCTTTAGGGAAACCAATCGGTTTTCCATCTTTCATAATAGTATATTCTTGTTCAAATCCAAACCATAAATTAGTTTCGTTTTCATCACCTATTAGTGCTCTCGTGTTTGAGTCGTGTGGTGAGCCGTCAGGATTGAGTACCTCACAAAAAACAAGATAAGAATCCAACACACCTTTATTAAGTGGGTTAGGATATAACCTAACAGGATTTAAAGTACAGTCCGAAAAATTACCTTCAGCTTGTTTAGTGGAAGAACCATCAAATCCCCATTGAGGGCAATCATTTAATGAAACTCCATGTAATTTCTTACCTTTTACTTCATGTAATTTAGCGTCTACTACTTTTACCTTACTTCTTAGGTTTGGTTCAGGACTATACCCGTCCAACCATATATATTCTAACTTTATCTTCATATTATTCTGTTTCTGTTAATTCTTCAATTGGTTCACCATCAGTTATTACTAACTCGTGACATAACCCCAATAGAGATTGTTGATTTTCATATAGACTCTCATAGAATTCTTGAGATACATCATCGTACTTTTCATCATCCCAATCCATATCCTCAAGCGGATTTTCAATATCATTGTCTTCTTCTTCCCAAATACATGGTGTACCATCTCTATCTTTTTTAATCACAATTGCACCAATCGGACTGTAAGTTTCATCTTCGTATGTCACTTCAATTTCTACATTCTCATCTAATGTAACACACAGGTTATATAGATGGATGAAAAATTGTTTTGGTGGATACCAAGCAGATTCAATAGAAAACTCCCCATCGTTTTGAACATCATACAATGTGGTCCATTTAGAACCTAAATTTTCATTAGACCATGTGTTTAAGACACTACGGTCTTCAGTTAATTCAACATCATTATAAAATGCTGTTGCGAATGCGGTAATAGGACTGTCACTATCATTATTATTAACATTATCTACCATTGAATCAATTAGTTTAATTGACTCATCGTTACCTTTAATGGTAACAAAACTTTTTAAATTATTTGCCATATCTTTATTCTTCTATTAATTCAGGCCACTCGGTGTCCTCTAATACTTTATCTCTTACCAAATCAAAATCATCCACTACTTCATCATGAACTTCATCTTGGAGGTCATCATCTCCACTTTTCCATCTCTTAACTTGGTCCTCTGTTAATTCTTCTGTGTCTTCCCAACGAACTGTTGTGATAATCACTTTTCTTCTTAGTTTTGCCATTTTCTTTTTTATTTATTATTATTCGTTTATTCTTGTTTAGACATTTTAGCTCACCTTTTCTTTTCGGCGACTTTTCCAATCTCTATCCATTTTATTTACCCTATGTTTATTAGTTGACTTAGTATTAGGAAACCGACTAAAGTTACCCATTCCGTCCATGTCCATTTCATCCCCCTTAGGTTCTACCATTTGACCATGTCTATCGTAATAATTAGGGTAGTTTTCTTCTCTTTGTTTTCTAGCCCCGTAGAATATATTCCAAATTGTAAAGTAGATATAAGCCCCAAAAATAACTCCACCAACTATAAAGAATGCTAAATTCATGTTGTACGTCTTTGTCTGATTACTATCGCAAATAGGAGGATAGTTCCTGGCCAATGCGCTGAGTATTGGGCCTCTTCTGTGTAACCAGCCAATCCTAAACCTACCGAATATAGTAGACACATAAATGCAAAGATTACTGGGTACCAGCTCTGAAAAAATTTACTTATCTTTTTCATTTTTATCATTTTTTTAATATTCGTTTTCTCCGTATGCCAATGCTTGAAATCCACCGGTCTTTGTCCACTCTTCATTTGGTACACCTACTTGAATAGATTCATCACATCCCTTAGTACGAGAATCGAAGAACTCATTTTCAACATAAGCTTCTTCCATACATAAATCATATACGGCATCCTCACCA